ATGGCAGACGAAAAAGCCCCGTTTTGGGAGCACCCGGATATCTGGCCTGACGAATATCTCTATATGCAAGCCGTCGCGGAGAGCATGCAGCAGCACGCCCTGATGGATAGGCTTGCCGCCGTCGCCGCCGACCCGGTCTACGAACTGAAGAGCCTGTTCGGCGTGAACCACCGCACCGCGGAGAGGTGGATCAGCGGGAACACCACGATGCGCCGTCCGCTGCAGCTGAAACTCGCCCATGCTCTAGTCGGAATCGCCGAAGCGCAGACGAAATTGCAGGCGATGGACGCCCGCGAACGCCTTTTTTTCCAGATTGCGAGCACACGCGTACAATTGGACCCACTCCCTAAAGACTAGGTCCACCTCTCTGTGTTCTTATCCTTCTCAAGACGGCACAGGCCGCACTTTGAAGGAATTGAACCGGATGCCCGACCACTCCCCAGACGAATTCCGTCTGTACGCCCAGCGCTATCTCCGCGACGTCGCCGCCCGCGCCGAACTCGACCGCCGGATCCTCGCCGGCGAACCCCCAGCGCTGGAGGATGTGCTCTCCGGCCATCCCCCGACCAGCGGCTCTCTGGCACTCGATGTCCGCGGTTTCGCGATCCTATGGGCCGAGTTCCTGCGCACGTCGCAGTCGCACAACACGCTCTCCGTCAAGCTCCTCCCGCTCGTCGAGAAGCTCGAGGTCGTCCCCGCGGCCGCGACGATCCGTGCCGTGTGGAAGCACGTCGGCGCGCTTCCAGGCCACCATACTGTGTTTCCTCCCCACACGAAGACGCGCTTGGCATGGTACGCCGCGCTCGTCGGCTGCGACGGCGCGGCCGCGCAGATCCTGTCGATCGCCGATCCCCTCGCGACCGTCTGGCGCCGCGCATACTCAGCCGGCCTCGCGAGCAACGTAGTTTTCGCCGACCCGATCAACGCCGATGCGGATTTCCAGAATCAGATCCTTGGCGCCGGCATCCTCGAGCTCGCGACCCAGGCCGAGCAGCTGAGCCGCTTCCTGCCGTTCGTCACAAACCAGATCTCGGCCGAGGGCATCCTCGAGTTCGACGACCAGGTTCCCGAGCATGATGCGCTGGACGACGCCGATACGGAGGAGGCGTTCTCGATCGTGAAGGAGCTGCGCTCCGGCGCTCCGGCGGCCCTCCCGACGCACCAGGTCCTTCGCCCCGTCGACGGCCACAAGACGTCAGAGAAGCGCGACATCAGCAAGATGTATCAGGCGCTGACGGCACCGATGCCGCTCCACCGCTTCACGTACCAGCATACCCCCACGCTCGAACGCCAGTGGCCGCACGCGGTCTCGATCATCCGTGCGATCGCGTCGGAGCTCCGCTACGGCCAGCCCATCCGCTTCAAGCCTGTCCTCCTCGTCGGCGGCCCCGGCACCGGCAAGACCTCGCTGGCGATCGCGATCGCCGAGCTTCTCGGCCTGCGCACGATCATCTACCCGTGCGCCAGCTCGGCCGACAATTCCTTCGGGGGCACGCCATCGCGTTGGTCGACCGCCTCAGCGTCGACGCCGCTCGAGCTCATCCGCCAGTCCGGTATCGCGAACCCGATCGTAATCCTCGACGAGATCGAGAAGGCGGGAAACCACCGCAGCGGCAACCTCGAGGCGGCTCTGCTGCCGTTCCTCGAGCCTCACACGTCCAGCCGCTACCACGAGACGGCGCTCGACATGTCGGCCGACCTCTCGCAGGTCAACTACATCGCCACCTGCAACTCGCTCGACGGCCTGACGGCGCCGCTCCGCGACCGCTTCCGCATCCTTCGCATGCCGGATCCCGGGCCGGAGCACATCGGAACGCTGGTCCGTCGAATCGTGGAAGACATCGCGCTCGAGACCGGCCAGGAGGGCCTTCTGCCGCCGCTCGACCCCGACGAGGAGGACGTTCTCCGCCGTATCTGGACCGGGGGATCGCTACGTTCCCTGCGCCGCGCCGTCGACACCATGATCACGGTCCGCTCGAAGTTCGAGGTGCGTCAATGATCCTTGCTCTTGCGCCCGACGTCGCCGCCCGCGTGGCCGAAATCGAAGCCCGCGAGGGCATCCCAGCCATCGAGTTCGCCCACCAGGCCATCTCGGTGTGGAGCATGCTCCGCACGCGGGACCAGCGCGCCGGCATGGGTTTCTGCATCCTGCAGAGCGCCGTCTACGACGACATCCTGAAGGGCCGCGACGCGCCGCCCAAGCCCTGAAATCTTTCTACGGCGTATGCGACGCCGTAGCTCCTGACATCGGCAAGGAGGCCGGCATGACCAGTACTCGACTCTGGATTCAAAGCGACATCCACAACGACGTCGGACCGTATGCTCTGCCGAAGGGCGTCGAGGCCGACGTCGCGATCGTCGCCGGCGACGTTGGCGGCCGCCTCTCCGGGCAGGCCCGTCTCTGGCTCGAGAAGAATGCGCCGGCGGACATGCCGCTGCTCGTCGTCGCCGGTAACCACGACTTCTACGGCGCCTCGCTCGACGACGAGGTCGCCCGCTTCCGTCGGAAGACGACCATGGGCGACCGCATCCAGGTCCTCGACGGCGACAGCACGATCATTGGCGGCGTCCGCTTCGTAGGCGCCACGCTCTGGACCGACTTCAACAGCTACGGCGATGGCTACACCTCGCAGCGCGACTTCATGGCCTACATGACCGACTGGCGTGCAATTCGTTGGGAAGGGCGCAAGCATACGCGCCACATCCGGCATTACATCGATGCGCACCACCGCCAGCTGCGCGCCATCGAAGCAGTGCTCTCGACGCCATTCGACGGCCCGACGGTCGTGATCACGCACCACGCGCCGTCGGTCCGTTCGCTCGAGGACGGCAAGGCGACGAAGGCGCTGGACGCCGCCTACGCCTCCGACCTCGACGACCTCATCCGCCGCTTCGAACCCGACCTCTGGATCCACGGGCACGTCCACCATTGCTTGGACTACATGCTCGGGCGCACGCGGGTGGTCTGCAATCCGAGGGGCTACGTCATGAAGCACGCTTCGCCGAAGTCGCTGCCGACGATCGAGAACCGGCAGTTCAACCCCGGTCTCGTCCTCGACGTCGAGGTCGGCCCTCGTCCGGGCTACGACGCCGCGACCGTCGACCATGCGTGGGACCATCCGGACATCTTCCTCTCCCGCGTGTCGCCGCCGATAGCGTCGACGCGGGCAGACCATGCCGAATGGCCGCGCGAAGCCGCCGATATCCGCGACGAGAACGACGAGCCGCAAGGGCCGACGGTCTGATGCGCATCCACGTCCTCTCCGACCTCCACATGGCCTCCGACGCCGACAAGGCGCGTGCGCCCGCACCCGTGGACGCCGACGTCGTCGTCCTCGCCGGCGACATCCTCGATTCGCCGGCGGACGCCGTGGCGTGGGCGCGGGCGCACTTCCCGCAGCCCGTCGTCGTCGTGGCGGGCAACCACGAATTCTTCGGGTTGGGCCTGATCTCCGCCGTCCGCGCAGGGCAGGCGGCCTCGGACGACCGCGTCCATTTCCTCGAGAACGACGCCGTCGTCATCGGCGGGACGCGCTTCCTCGGCGCGACGCTGTGGACTGACTTCGAGCTACACGGCTTCGAGAACCGCGACCAGTCGATGCGCGCCGCCCGCGCCGACATGCTCGACTACCACCAGATCTACGAGGACGAACCGATGGGCGGGGCGATGGCGTCGCGCTTCACTCCGGCGTCGTCCATCCAGAAGCACCAGGCGTCGCGGGAATGGCTGCGCGAGATGCTGGCGACGCCCTTCGAAGGTCCTACGGTCGTCGTCACGCATCACGCGCCGCACCCGTTCTCCGTCGCGCCGCTCTGGCAAGGCCACTATCTGACGCCCTGCTTCGCCTCGGACCTCGAGATGCTCATCCTTTCGGGGCAGCCCGACCTCTGGATTCACGGGCACACGCACGAATCGTTCGACTACCGGTTCGGCGCCACGCGGATCGTCTGCAATCCGAAGGGCCTCGGCACGGGCAACCGAAACTTCCGGCCCGGCATGGTCGTCGAGGTGAACCGGCGGAACGATCACGTCGCGACGCTGTCCGCGCTGGTCGCCGGCGAGATCGGATGGGAGGAGGCGAAGCGCCGACTCGGGATCGTGGACGAATGGGCCATCCGGCGCGACGTAGTCGGCATGCGGCCCTGGACGGTCGTCTGCGGTCGGTACGGCGTGCCCGTCGAAGCCGTCGCCGCCGTCCATCGCCTGACGCGGCCGGAACCGATGGTCTGGCCGGAGGCGATCGGCCCCGAGTTCGACGAGCGGTCGCGGACGGCGGCGACGGTCCTGTCCCGGCTGGACGTCGAGCCGTTGCTGGCGGCGATCTACGAAGACGAGGGCGACACGAAGGAGGCGAAGCCATGAGCCACGAAGACCACGTCCGCCGCCTGGCCGCGTCGAAAGGCTTCGATCGCACCATCCCGAACAGCGGCGTCCTCCCGGCGACGTCGTCGACGTCTTCGTCGCCGGCGGGACGACGCGGTCGGACCTCCTCATGCGCCTGCGCCGCATGCCCGAGCGTCCCGAGCCCATCCTCGACCTCGACGCCATGGAGAGCGTCCTCGACCTCCTCGAACGCTACGACGAGCTGCGGCGCACGGTTACGCGCTTCTGGGTCGTCGACGAGGCGGCGGGTCGCGTCAGCCGCGTCGACTGCGGCGCCGGCCGTCCCGTCGTCAAGCACACGCCGATCTGAAACCCGACATCCATGGAGAAGACCATGCGACTCATCCTCGCCACCCTCCTGCTCGCCTGCGCCATGCCGGCGGCGGCCGCGGACCGATACTCCGGACACTACCAGCGCGAATGCGGGCCGCACGTATGCGAGCTGCGCATGCTGCCGAGCGGGCGCGACAGCTGGCATCTGAAATGGACGGCGACGGACCCGCGGGACCACACGCTGACGCCGGTGTGCGAGTTCGAGACCGAGGTCGAGCTCGGGAGCGCGGTGGTCGGCGGGACGACGGTGACGGGGATCGCGGTCGGGGAGGCGCAGGGGCGTCCGTTCGGGGTGTTCGACCTCGATCCGGGGCGCGTCTCGATCAGCAGCAGCTGGGAGGCATGCACCGGATTGGCGCCGAAGGGGATCTACGAGAGCGTCGGGGACGAGTAGCTCGACGACGCCGAGGAAGCTAAAGCGAACGATGATCTCTTATCGTTCTGGAACCGAGGCGTTATCGTTGCTCCATCAGTGATTTGATGGGGTTGTCCTTGTTCAATTTGATGGTCGGGTTCACGCGGGTCGCAGAGGGGCGATCCAGCCTCGAGGTTGGTCGAGTCTTCGAATACACGGAGGCAGCAGTGAAGGCGCAGTTCTCGGTGGGGAATGCGCTTCGCCTCGACGACATGAAGAGGCTACCGTGCCTCATGATGGATGAGGGCTTCGGCGACGAAGTTGCTCGCGTCGGGCGCATAATGTCGGCCAACGTCGAACGTGGAGAGGTTCGTCTCGAGGTCGCCTTCGAGCACGGCATACCTTCGGTAAGGAACGGCGACATCTACGCTCGCATGGCCGACTTCGGCATGGATGAATGGGAATTCCGTCGAACGCATTGGGCGATCAAGGATATCGATCTGTATCGAACGATCCTTCGCTTGGATCGTCCGCAGCGAAAGGGGCCGACGCTGTTCCGGGTTGCCGATCCTGAGAAGATCGAGAATCTCCAGATCTCGGTCATGATGCCATTCGATCAACGCTGTGCCGGTGTCTACGACGATATCAAGGCGATGGCGCAAGCCAACGGATTGAAGTGCAACCGGGCTGACGACATCTGGCAGAACGATCATATCCTGGCAGATATCGTGTCCCTGATCGACCGGTCCCGCATCGTGATCCTGGATCTGACAGGCAAGAATCGCAACGTTCTCTATGAAGCCGGCATCGCTCACGCTCTCGGAAGGCAGACGATCCTTCTGACACAGAATGCGGATGACGTACCGTTCGATCTAAAGCCAATTAGGTACATACCCTACCTCAACAACGCTGAAGGGCGTGCAGGCATGATCGCGCAGCTTCTCGACCGCATTCACCAGATCTACAACGCCGGCCCTTAACCGAACGGCGGCCGCTGCTGCGGCTGCGCACCACCCGCCGCCGAACCTCCCGGAGCGGCCGCGGCTGGGCCTGGCGCGCCCGCGAAGGGCATGCCGGGCTTCGGCACCATCGCCCCGGCCTGACCGGTGCTTCCCGGCATCCCCTGACCCATGTTCGGTCCGCCCATCTGCTGGAACGGCATCCCTGGAACGCCACCGGCGGGCGGCTGCGGCTGCTGCATCCCCGGCGCCGGCATGCCTCCGGGTATCGCACCCGGCATCGCGGGCGCGGGCATGAAGCCGGCACCGAGCGGAGGCGCGGACCTCATCGCGGCCGGACCCGGGCTGGCGGTCTGAATCGGGGCCATCAAACCTTCCTTGGCGAGGGCCTCGGCGAGGGGGGAAGCGGTGCCGCCGGCGGGCGGGGCGGACTGGAACGGCATCATGTCGATATCCTCAGTTCTGGAACGGTGCGCGGGAGCGCGGCTCTGCGCCGGACTCAATGTTGGTGGCGGTCGTGCCGGCGCGGGCGAAGGCGTTCGCGATCTTCTCCCATTCGACGGGAGACGCGTTCGGATCGAGGCGCTGCAGCAGGATTCTGGCGCGGTCCGGATTGAGAAGGGCGTCCTCGAGGATGTCCTCGACCCGCGACAGCCCGTTCTGCTTCATGATCGACAGCATCTTAGCCGCGCCGGCCGTCAGACCGCCCGCGACGGCGCCCGGCAGCCCGCCGGCGAGGAAGCCGACGCCGCCGAGCCCGAGCCCGCCGCCCTTCGATCCCGACGCCTGGAGGACGCGGCTCAAAACTGAGCCGACGTCCTGCGCCGTGTTCGACTGCCCCGGAATCTTGACGGCCGTCAGCGACCGGTTCGACCGCTGGATGTCGGCCGCGATCGCGCCGAACGTGTCAAGCTCCGCGTCCGTGAAGCCCGCCGCCTTCAGCGTGGCGCGGTTGCCGCCGACGAACGTCTGGAAGGCGTCGCTCTTCAGGAGCGCCTCGCCGGACGTCGCCGCCTCGGTGTTCGAGACGAGCTTCCCCTTCATGTGGTCGACCACCGCCCGGCGGAGGCCCTGCTGCGCGTCCGGATCGCCGGCCACCGCGCCCGCGATCTTCGTCATGCGGGACACGCCGTCGCGCGAGTTGAAGATGCCGCCGATCGTCTTCGTCACGTCGGCCGGATCGTCCAGCTTCATCAGCGAGCCGAGGACGCCCTTCTCGTAATCCGCGAGGCTCTTCGTGCGCGAAGCCGCGACCTCGGCCATGGCCGTCGAGGCCGTGCCGGCGTCCGCGAACTTCCGGTCGAGATCCGGGAAGGCGCGCAACGCGTCGGCGTGCTGCTGCCGGAACGAGGCCAGGCGCGCCGCGTCGAGCGTCCCGTCGGCCGACAGGGCGGTCTTGCGCAGACGGTCGACGACGTAGCCCTGGAGCGCGTCGCGGGCGGCCTGATCGCCGACGGCCTTGCGGAACGTGTTGACCGCGTCGAACGACCTGGGCTCGCCGTAGAAGATACGTCCGGGAACGGCCGACGCCGGCATGTCGTACGGCGAGGAATCCATCGGGCGGGCGCGGATCGGCCCGAGCGTCGGGTTGTCGAACGTCTCGAACCGGTCCTTCGTCGCCTTGTTGGCGGCCGAAAGTCGGTCGCGGGCCGCCTGGTCGAAGGTCGGCAGACTGCCGTCCGCGAAGGGCGCGCCGGACGCGGCGTTGTCGAGGTCGTCGACCAGGGACGAACCGAGGAGGCCGAGACGGCGGTGCGCCGGCGTCTCGCCGTTGTCGATGCGCTCCTTCTTGCCGGCGTTGTAGATCCGGGACTTGAGAGCCTGGACGTCGGAGAACGGCATCTGATCGCCGATGCCCTTGATCGATCCGATTATGTCGGCCTCGTCGCCCTCCATCGGCTTGGCGAACTTCGAGTGCGTCGCCACCAGATCGTTCGCACGCGAGCGCAGGCCGGGCAGGCCGAGCGTCAGCGTCCCGTCCGGATCGACCGAATCCCACAGGCCGCGCTCGGCGTCCTTCACGACGCGCCGGTCCGCCTCGAGCCCGAGCCGCATGGTGTCGCCCGCGACGTCCGGCGTCATGCCCGGTCCGACCGCGTCCGTCGCCCGGCGGGCGGTGTTCGTCGCGTCGTCGAGCAGGCTCTGCGTCGATCGGTCGAGGTCGTCGAAGCCGAGGCGCGCCGCGGCCGCCACGGACTCCGCCGCGCCGCCGGTCTCGACGCCGCCCATGGTGCCGAGGCGTGCGCTGTTCTGCGCCGCACGACGATCCTGGAACGGGGCAGGGGCACGCGTCGCCGCAGCCCGCTCCAGTCCGCCGACTCCCATATCGCCCGTCAGCTGGAACGTCGTCGGAGCCGATCCCGGCACGAGGTCCGGCGTCGGCGAGGCGAGAGCCGCACGCAGGCCGACCAGATCGGAAGCGCCCGAGCCGAGCTTCTCCGCCGCCAGGCGCTCCTGGCCCGACTTCGTGAACGGGACGATCGCCGTCCTCCCGGCCGATACCGTCTTTCCGATGACCGGTGCGGCCGCCGAGACGCCGGCGCCGAGACCGAGGCCGAGCACGGCACCCGTACCGGCGCGTTCGACGCTGTCGCCGAGGCCTTCGCCCGAGCCGAAGCCGGCGATGCCGCCTTGAAGCGCGCCGTCGGCCGCGGCCACGCCGACCTTGGCCAGGCGCGTCGTCGCGGCGGGTAGGGCGGTCGCGACGGACGCGGCTCCGGTCATCAGGCCGCCGGACAGCTCGCCGGCGAGAGCCGCGCCGCCGTGGTTCTCCCGGGCCGTATCCATGGACCGGCGGGACAGGTCGCGGGCGCGGCCGTAGCTGTCCGCGATCCGATCAAGGATCCCTTTGTCCTCGTCCTCGCCGGAGAACGCCCCGATGCCGAGTTCGACGGGCGTCAGCAGGGCGCCGGTCAGCTCGTCCATCAGGCCGAGCGACATGCCCTGCGCCGCGCCTTGCTGGAACGCGTCCATGCCGCCGCGATCCTCGGTGGCCGCACGCAGCTGGAAGTCGCGGAAAGACCGAGGGTCGGCGATGCGCCGCTTCTCGATCTCTGCCTGGGCCGCGGCGGCCGCCTCCTTCCGGCGTGCGAGTTCGGCTGCAGCGGCCTCCGCGGTGATGGCGGGGGCCGCGACGGGTGCCGGTGCCTGCACGGTGCCGCGACGACGGGCGAGCTCGGCGGCGGCCTGTTCTGCCGTGATCTGCATGTCAGCCACCCCTCGCGATTCGTTCGAGGTCCTCGTCGCTCATCGAGGAGAAGTCCGGACCCGCCGCCGACGCGCTGCCGGCAGCCGGAGCCGCCCCCGAGGTCTCCTCGAACGGGCGGTTCTCGAGCTTGGCCTGCGCCCGGGCGCGACCCTGCATGACGACCTCCTTGAGACCGTTCAGAGCGCGGCGGTAGTCGTCCTCGCTCTGCGCCGAATCGAGCGCCGCGATGGCCTGAGTGGCCTTGAGACCCTCGATTTCGGTTATCGCGCCGCCGCCGCGGAGGCTCTCGAACGCCTGCAGGAAGGCCTGGCCCTCGAGCTGCTTCATGCGGGACTTCGTGCCGTAAGTCGCCGTCCCGGGAATGGCGCCCAGGATCTTGCCCGAAAGACCCGTCGCCGATCCGAGATTGCCGTCGTTCAGGATCCCGTCGATCGTCCCCATCATCGTGTCGGCCGCGGTCAGCGCCTTGGGTGCGTCGGCGATAGCCTGCGCGGCGATGCCGCCGGCCTTCTTCCCGCCCTCGGTCTCGAAAGCCTTCTCGTAGAGCGACGTGGGATTCACGCCGTCCGGCGTCTCGAGCCGGCGCAGCTTGCCGTCCTTGGTCTGCTGGAGCGCGACGGGGTTGCCGTCCGCGTCCTTGCCCCACACGGTCTGCAGGCCGCCGGCGTCGCCTGTCGAAGCCGTGGCCTTCGACGCGGCGATCTGGGCGCGTGCCACTTCCGGACCGAGCAGCAGGGTGTCAAGGCGGGCCTGGTAGCTGTCCTTGTCCAGGTCGCGCTGCATGTCGAGCCCGGCGAGCTCGGCCGACTTGCCGGCGAGGCCCGCTTCCGCCGTCGCGATCGACTTCAGCTTGTCCGCCTCGAAGTTCGCGACCGTCTGACCGGCGTCGAAGCGCTTCGCCGCAATGCCGAGATCGCGGGCCTGGCGCGCCATGTAACCCTTACCGATGGCGGCGAACGGCGAGTTCTCCTTGGCCGCGAGCTGGGCCATCAGGGCGTCGTAGCGCTCGTCGCCGGTGCCCTCGCCGAGGCGGGTGGTGGCGAGCGGGTCGAACGAGAACCCGGCCAGGTCGATGTCGGCGAGCGACCTAGCCGTGTCGGCCGAATCGTCCAGGAACTCCTTGGACTGGTCGAACAGCTCGTCCGACTCCTTGAAGTCGGGCGTGGAGGCCTTCGGCTTCGCGACCTCGTCCGGGATCTCGATCAGCGCGGCGCCGTCGGCGGTGACGCGGTTTACGAAGCGGCCAAGACCCTTCTCGAGAGCGGCGTCGGGGTCGATGCGGGTCGCGGGCGAGGAGATCGCGGTCGCGAGGTCCATGGTCGCGAGGTCGGGCTTCCTCGTCGGGCGCCGGCGGAAGGCGTCGACCCGGCCGAGGTATCCGGAGTCCATCGGCAGGCCGAGCGTGTCGAAGCCGGACCCGACGAGACCGCCGTCCGCGTAGCCCACGAGGCCGCCGTTCCGGTACGACGCGGCGATGCGGGCGAGGGGATCGTCCCCGCGCACGACGCCGCCGTCGGCATACATGCCGACGGGCGTCTGCACGCCGCCGCCCGCATACGCTCCGCCGGCGAGCGCCTGGTCGATGTTGACCTTCGCCATGCCGGTGACGCCCTTGATGAAGTCCGCGAAGGGTCCGGTGACGGCGTTCGTCTCGCTGAAGTTCGACCCCGCGCCGTCGCCCATGCTCACCTTCCCGCTCGTCGGCTCGTAGCGGTAGGACTGCACCTGCCAGGCCTCGCTGCCGGCGATGGGGCCGAAGCGCGAGGCGGGCAGGCTGACGACGTAGGCGCCGCCGTCGATCGCGTCGACCGTCGCGGAAATGGCCTGCTCCTTGTCCGTCGTCCAAGTGTAGGTCTGGCTGATGGACGGATTGCTTCCGCCCTCGAACACGGGCGCGGAAGCGGAGGCCGGCTTCGAGGACAGGAGGTTGATGGACGACGCGATCTGATTCGCCTGGGCCGGCGTGATGGCCAGCGGTTCGCGTCCCGCCGCGACGAGGTCGGGGCGGGTGAAGGCGAACGACGACGAGGCCAGCGCCGACGCCGAGACCTTGACGTCGGGCGACGTCGCCGTCGGCGTGTAGCTGACGGACGGAATGGCGGTTCCGTCCTTGTCGAACAGGTTGCCGTTCGGGTCGTTGTAGGAGCCGTCCGGATTCACGGTCGAGCCGGGGGGCGGAGTCACCGGGGTGCCGGTCGTCGGAGGCGTGGTCGGGTCGGTCGTGCCGGGCGTGGTCGTCCCCCCGGGAGACGTGGTGCCGGGCGTGGTCGTTCCTCCGGGCGTGGTCGTACCCTGCGTCGTGGTGCCGGCGACGGGCTTCCACGAACCGTTCTCGAGCTTGTACTCCTTGCCGTCGGCGCCCCAGACGGTCCCCGTCGTCGGGTTCTTCCAGCCGTTGATCGACGGATCCCACACGACTCCGGCCGGAATCGTCGACGGCTTCTGCGGCGGCTCCGTCGAACCGGGCGCCTGGCCGCCGATCGTCGTCTGGCCCGTGCCGGTCGTCGTCTTCGTTCCGCTCTGGTTGTAGACGTCGCCCGTCTTCGGATCGACCCACGTGCCCTGCGTCCCCGTCGGCGAACCGGTCTTGGGAGGCGTCCAGACGGCGCCGGTCGGCACCGTCGACGGCTTCGTAGGCGCGGGATACGGCTGCTCGTAGCCGGGCAGATTGCCGCCAGTGCTCGGAGTCGTCGTGCCGGGCGTGGTCGTGCCGCCGGGGGTCGTGGTGCCCGGCGTCTTCGTTCCCCCGTTCTCGAGCTCCTTCTTCTCGGCGTCGGACAAGCCCTCCTGCTGCGTCTGCTTCGTCAGGTTAGTCTTCGACTGCTCGTTCGACTGCGTGTTCGTCGTCGACTGGTTGGTCTTCGTCGAGGTCGTCGTGCCGACGTTCAGAATCTGCGCGAGCGCAGTCAGCCGCTCCAACGGCAAACCGGACTGCTTCACGGCCATCTCGAACTTGCCCTGCGCGAGCTGAGCCATCAGCTCGGCCGCCGACATCTTTGAATTTGCGATGCTGAGCTCGTTCGCGACGCCGGTCTTGAGCTTCTCCAGCTCGAACTTGTCGGCGTTCTGGTTCGCGCCGATGGCCGTCGACGCGTTCCCGCTCTCGATCTGCTCGCGCGAGACGTCGGCGCCCTGGTTGGCCTTGTCGGCGTCCAGCTTGCGGCCCTGGTCCGAGGTGAAGGCGGCGAACGCCTTGTCGTAGCCGTCAGAAAGGAGCTTGGCGCCGGTCTGCGTCTTGAGCGACGCCTGGTCTGCCGCAAGCTGTCCAGCCGCGATCTGGCCGCGGCTACCGAAGGACCCGGCCTTTGCGAGCTTGGCGTCGAGAGCGGCCTTCTCCTCGGCCTGGCTCTTCGTCAGCGCGGTCATCTGGCTGTCGTAGACTGCTGACTGGTACGGATTGGCGTACTGGTCGTATGCCGACTTGCTCCACGTCCCCGTGCCGACATCGCGCACGTTCACGTTCCCGAGCGAGCCGAGCCACTGGGCGTTAGAGGTCTGCTGGAGCTGTCCGAGCTTGTCGGAATAGCCCTGCGCACCGGCCGTGCCGTTCGTCGTCAGACCCGAGACGGCGTCGACCGCCTTCTGGTACTCGCCGGGAACCTGGGGCTGACCGTTCGGACCAAGGTACTGTCCGACAAGCGTCGTCGCTCCCGCGCCAACGGCGCCGGCGAGTCCCTCGAACGCCCCGGTGTAGCTGCGCGAGTCCGTCGTCGAGCCAGCTTCCTGCGTCTGGCCCGTGCCCGACGTCGCGCCGGTCGTCCCCTGCGTGGTCGCGGGACCGGCGATGAGGTCCGGCACGTAGTCCTGCCATTTGAAGCCCGTGGCGGTCGCGGCAGCTCCGGTCGTGGCCATCAGCGCGGTCCCTTCAGTCGTTCGATCAGAGCCCACAGGCCTTCCTCGCCCAGCGCCTCGGCGGCCGCCGGCGGGAGCACGTGCTCGCCACGGGATATTTTGATTTCTTGGAACGGCGCGTCGGACGCGGTCCGGGGCAGGGCGGAATCAACGAGGCCGAGGACCTCGCCGCCCGTCTTCGTGTCGCCGGCGCCGATCGCGCTGACGTCGGCCGCGGGCACGACGAAGGAGCCGATCGGCACGGAGGTGACGATCGTGTCCGATCGGCCTCCGCGCTCGGCTCTCAAAGCGTCGGCGCGTGCAAAGATTTCGTCGAGACCCACCGGCACCCCCCAATGGGGAGAAACTACCAACCGAAAGGTCTAACTCGAAGGTCAGACTTTCGTCTGAGGATCGAACTGTTTCATGTGGTCCTCCCAAGGATACGACGACAGGCGATCCTCGTCCGTAGTCAGGAAGACAATGTGGCAAACGATGGCCACGACATCCTTGAGGAAGCCCTCGAAATCCACTCGCCCCGAGCCATCATGCGCGAACTCGTTTCGGATCCGTTTGAGCTCGACCATGCGACGCGCCGCGATCTCCGGCACGTCGGGACCAGCAATTCCGAAGTGCTTCCCGAATGCGGCTTGCGCCGTTGTGACTTGGTTCGGATCACGGAGATCGGCGAAACCCTTCACGTCCTCGTGCCAAGCCTTGTTGCGCGAGATCGAGCCGGGACTGACGATGGCGGCGACATCGTTCCCGAAAACCTCCAGCAGTGTGAAGACGTACGAGGAACCTGCAGCATCAAGAGGAAAACTGTCGATGTATGCCCCGAGTTCATGCGAACCCAGCGGTACGTCCTCCGGCATGAAGTTGTCGTCGTCCCATCGGTTCGGACGCCTGAGAATGTTCTGACGGTCCGCAAGAACGCCTGTTCCGTGAATCGCGATCTGGTCGTCGAGGTGCGCGACTTCCTCCTCGAAGTCGCGGAAGCCGGAAGCATTCTTGCGGAGTAGGTACTGCTGGATCCGCATCGTCGTTGCGAGCGTCAGCATGGTGTCCAGCTGGCCGATGGCCAGCTTCAGGATCTCGCGTTGCTGCTGCTGATTCGTTGTCGCCAAGGTCAGGTCCTCCTTACACACACGTTGTGCGAGAACCTACCGGCCGGCAAGCCACAGGCTCAGATCCAACGGACCTCCGTACCCGTCGTCACGCCCAAGCGGTACCCATCCGGGTGATCCGGACATTGAAAGAGATATCCCGACCGGCCGACGCCGACGCTGTCCACGGCCTCGAACGGGACAGTCGGCAGGTAGCTCTCCGACTCGGGCTTCCGCAGCGCCGCGACCAGGTCCGAGAGAAACCGATCCAGCGCCGCGATCCCGGTCCTTGGCGAGTTGGGGATCCTCATCGACGCGGCCCCTGCGACGTGTCGACCCTCGGCAGCCCGAGGCGCCAGGCGTCGGCCGTTCCGTCCGAGAAGACCTCGAGCGCGAACTGGCGGCCCTGAACCCTCGGATCGAACCTCAGCTTCTCCGGTGTCAAGATCCACGGGCCCTTCACGCGGTCCGGAAGCTCGGGCCAGCGCTTCGAGATGACCCGCACTTTGATCGCGCCGGTCAGCCTGCAGTCCAGGTGCACCCGGTTCAGGTTCACGCAGAACTCCCCGTCGCCGTTCTCGTCGGCGAGTTCCGACGGCGCGAAGCGGACGAAGGCCGTGATTGGCTCGCCGTCGAACGATGTCCCGACGTCCTGCGCCACGACTTTACCGTCCGCCCGAACCGCCATGGCATATCCCATCACCGACAGGTCGCCGGACGTCGTCATGTCGTGCGTTCCGACGCTCCAGCCGAGCCGGGGATTCGCCGCGGCCTCCTTCGTGTCCAAGCGGATGTACCGGTCGCCGGCGTAGAAGGTAACGGCTGAGAACCTGGAGTCGGTGCACGCGAAGGCCTTGTAGGCCTGAACCGGATCGACGGTCAGCCACGACGTGACGGGGCAGTCGACCTCTCGGGGCTTGCCTCCTGCCATGCCGTAGACGACGTTGCCCGGACCCAGCCACCAGCACTCGCCGTCGGCGCGCACGACGACGGCGTTCGGCGAGACCAGGCCGCAGTTGTCCGAGATCGTATCGAACCGGTAGAACTGCGACGGATCGCCGGTCGCGCTCCCGCCGTAGACGGCCGTGTCCGTCCACACGACGACGCCGGCATCGGTCGCGAAGCCCGCGACGATGTAGCTTCCGCGGCCGAAGCGGTCGTCGCCAGCATTGTTCGCGCTCGACGGCGTCCACATGTCCAAGTCGCCCACGTTGCACCAACGCACCGCCAACGGGTCGTAGACGCCGTCGAGGTGCGTGCACCCGAACGCCATGAGCACCCGTTCCGCGGTGACGCAGAGCCAGTCGATATGCGCCGGGGCATTCGGCACGACGACGGCGCGCTTCGAGGGATTGGGATCCCACCGGAAGAGCGGCCCGCCGATCGGCGCCGCGACGAGCGTCTCGCCGAACGTGTCGAGGCTCCATACACGGGGCAGGAACGCCGCCCGCGTGTCGTAGCTTATGTTCGCGCCGAAAGGGCCGACGCCGTAGCCGCCGACGCCGTAGCCGCCCGGAAGGACGCCGTCCTCGCGGCCCGGGAGGAGTGTCGGCACGACGGTCACGTCGCCGTTGCCGACGGTATCGACGATGAAGGCATCGGCCTCGACCGAGACGACGCGGCAGGCCCGATAGGCGTCGACCGTCGGCGTCCCGCCGGCGGAGGCGGTCGAGGCCGCGACCTCGTCGAGGTGGAGGACGAGCGTGTCGGGTCCGGCCGCGAGGACCGTGCGCAGGCCGTTGACGTTCTCGCCGTCGACGGGCGTCGCGCCGGCGATCTTCAGGAGCGTGTTGTCCGGCAGGCCGTGACCGCCGGCCGAGACGAGGACCTGGGACAGGCCGGCCGCAGTGCGGAAGGGATCGGCCGGCAGGACGAGGGTCGAGCCGACGCCGCCGCCGCGGACGTGGACGAGCTGACCCGGACGGACGCCGTGGCCGGGGGCGAAGATCCTGGATCCCTGGATCGTGCCGTCGAAGCTCGCGAGGGTGGGAGTGACGTCGTGGACGCGCTTCTCGACGACGACGAAAATCCCTTCCGTCGAGCCGAGCGCCGTGAGGGCCTGGCCGCGGACGGTGGTCCACTGCCTCTGCGACCGGGTCTTACCGGGGACGAGGAAGCCCGGGCAGGCGTCGACGTAGCCGCCGCGCATCTCCGCCTTCCCCTCCACCCACCTGATATGGTTGGAGGCGGTGGCGAAGCCTTGGCTGGCATACGGCGTGTCATCCGTGACGACGCCCGGGAACGTCTTGAAGTGTCTCAGCACTGGATCCAGGTCCCCTCGTAGGCGACGAAGCGCGCCGTCCGACCGGCGCCGATGCGGACGGAGGTCGTGTCCCCGTCCCAGAATGCCGCGACGATGCGGCGGCCTCCGGTGGTCAGCGTCCGGCCGAGCGTCGCCAGGCCGCGGCGCTGGATCCGGCTCTGGATGGGACCGGTGATCGTCGAGCCGTTCGGCCCGGCCGAGACGACGATCCAGTCGCCCGGCGTCGGCGCCGGGAGCACCGCGTCCGCAAGCGTCGACATCAGCGAGACCGTCCGGCGCTTCACTGGATTCGCCGTCGGCACGTCCACGGCGATGGGATCGCGATCGACGACGCGCCGGATCGTCCCGTCGAGCATGTGCACCGTGGACAGGCCGGCCGGCAGCTCGACGAAGCTGCGCGATGTGCGCAGGACGACGCCGGCCGCGTCGCATGAGACGAAACGGACGCCGGCGAACTCCGGCACGAAGATCGTCCGCGCATCGCCTACCACGTGCCAGACGCGCCGGCGCAGGTCGTCGGACGAACCGGTGCGGGCGACGATGCTGCCGGACGCGATGGTGGCGGCGCCGTCCATCGCCTCGTCGATCGAGGACAGCACGGCATTGACGCCGACCGCCGCCCAGATCCCGACGCCCTCGCCGGTGCGGGTCAGCTCGAACCTATTCAGGGGCGTGGCGTCACGGACCTCAGACACGGGTCACCCCTGCGGTCTCGCTCATGACGACGATGCCCGACGCCGATCCGACGAGGCGCGCCGACGCGCCGGCGGCGAAGCGGACGTTGCCGACCTGCGCGGCGGCCGTGGCCTTGACGTCGACGTAGCCGCCCGGCGGGATGACGGCCGGGACCGTGCCGGCGACGAGCACCAGGCCGGACAGGTGCGAAGCCCCGATCGCCGCCGGATACGCAAAGACCGCGACGCTCGTGTTCTTCGCCGACGAGTGCACCGACAGGGGCTGCGCCAGGAGGACGGAGAAGCCGGCGGGAACCTGCACCGTCGTCGTGCCGTCGGTCGCGCTGAAGGGATCCTGCGCCAGGACGTAGTAGACCTTCTCCACGGCGGGAATCGTCAGCTTGCCGCCGCCGGTCGTCCGGAGCACGCGCCGGCGCGCCTCGTCCTCGACGAAGTCGGAGGCGACCAGAACGTGTCCGCCGGCCGTCAGGTCGACCGCGAGGCTGCCGTCCAAGGCCGCGTCGATATTGCGGAAGTTCCGGTTGAGCTTGTCGCCCCAGGTGTCCAGGTTCGATCCGTAGTCCATGAGCTCGAGGCGGTTGCGCTGCGTCGCGGTGCTCATGCGGCTTCTCCCGGCTGGTACTCGTCCTCCTCGGACTCGGCGTTCAGCGCGGAGACGAAGCGGCCGTACTCGTCCTCGTGCAGGGCCTTCGTCGCCGCCTTCTCGTCGTCGTGCAGGAAGGACGCGGCCCGTGCGCAGGCGGCGTGGAGGAGGGCGTCGTAGGCGTTCTCCGACAGCCAGTTCGTCGGGTTCTGAGGCGACAGACCGACCAGCCGACGCTTGTAGAGAAGCTCGAACGGATAGTCCGCGTCGGGCGTGCGGGCGACGCGCCAGGAGTTCGTGGACCGGACCGCGTAGAACTTCGGCCGACCGACAAGCGAGATTCGCGGCGCGAACTCGTCGAGGAAGGATATCGTCCGACGGCGCAGCACGACGGTCTCGCCCGCGTCGACGATCGCGAGTCGGCGGACGCCGATCAGATCGGTCGGGATGGAGAGCGCAGACTGGCCGGCGTAGATCGTGCCGGTCGCTTCGGCATAGAGCGCACGGTGCTGCAGATCGCGGCTCAGGCGCTCCTCGGCCGACCGGATGATGGACGGGAGTTCGTCGACGAGCTCGTCCTCGTCGGAGTTCAGCCAGCGCGGGATCGCGAGGGCCAGCTCGTTGAAGTCAGTCAAAGTAGCCTCCCATGTCGACCGCGAACCGGATCGTCGCCGTTTCGCGGTCGGCTTCGAGCGCGTTCAGGAGCAGCTGCTCGTACTCGGCCTTGAGCGTCTGGATGAGGAAGCGGAGGTTCTCGTTCTTCTCGGCCGCCTGCTTCGCGAGCCGCTTCAGGCCGAGCTGGTACGCCAGCCCCGCCGCGGCGGAGGCGAGGAAGCGCTCCGGGACGTCGACCAAGTCCGACATCGACGACACTGCGGTCGCCTCGCGGATCCGCCAGACGTGCAGCTCGCCTGCGAAGTCGGGCAGGGGAGAGATGCGGAGGACGGGCGCGTCGCGGCGCCGCTCGACGAGGTACGAGCACGGGCGGCCTGCGGCGCTCTTCTCCTCGACGTCGACCCAGGACGTCAGGCCGATCCGCTGAATGGTACGGTCCCGACCGTCGATGCGGACGAACGCCTCGACGACGTCGGTCGTGTCGGCGGGAAGGGTGGTCGCCGCGGCCAACGGCACGACGATCTCGTCGAGCTGCCACATCTGACAGCCGCGGTTCGCCCAGTCCGAGAACAGAAGCCGGAGCGCGAGGCGGCCTTCGCGGGCGGTGAAGCCTGCCACGGCCTCGCCGCCGATGCGGCCGGACGCCTCTTCGAAGAGCTCGTCGTAGTCGAGGCGGGTGCTCATGCGGACGCCTCCGTACGTTCGACGACCTCGTAGACGGCCGGCACCGGTCGCAGCGCCGTCGAGGGAGGGAAGGCGACGGGCGGCTCGGGAATCGGATCGACGACGCGGCAGACGGTGTACGTGTCCGCCGGCAGCGCGAGCAGATCGGGAAGCTGGCTGTCGGCATGCGTCGAGAGGACGAGGCCTGGCCGCTCGGCGTGGATCAGGAAAAGCACGGCTTCCACCTCAATACGTCGCGATGAACGAATTCTTGTTGTTCAGTGTGTTCGCCGGCGGCGAGTAGACGCTCGCGATGAAGCTGCCGACGGTCAGACGGGCGTTGACGTCCACTAAGACGTCGTTCTGGTTGCCGAGAGCGACGCCGCCGTAGACGTGACCGTCGGCCTGCCGGATCCCGATGAGACCGGAGTTGCCGTTCCCGCAGAACAGGGCCTCCTGAGGAGAGCCGGCGTTGCCGTACTGGTTCAGCTTCGAGAAGATGACGTAGCAGCCGTCGCCGTTCGCGTTCGTCTGGACGCGCCCGAGCTGGAGCTCCGACTGGACCGCGATGATGCCAGAAGCGTCGTTGTTGCAGCTCGAGAATGAGCCGCGGAGCATGCCGTACCGGTCGACGGTGATGCCGGGCCCGCCGTGGCAGACGAAAAGGTCGCAGCGCGGGTTGTCGGTCGTGACCTCGCGCCGGATCGTGCGCAGGACGCCACCCGACGAGACGCGGATGACGCCGAAGGCGGCGTTCGCCGTCGGCGAGCCGTTCGGACGGAATCCGACGTTGAAGAAGGTCGGCGACCGGACGCCCTTGAGCTCCATCGTCTGCGACGTCCGGACCTGGACCGGGACCTTCATCAGCAAATAGTTAGCCGGGTTCGCGGGGATGAAGCTGGTCAGCGTCCGCACGCGCAGGGTGACGACGTTGCCGGCGACCGCCGTGATGAGGCAGTTGCCTACGTTCTGGTACTCGGCGCTGTTCGACTGCGCCACGATCAGCCTGACGTCCACCTGGTCGCCGACGGAGAAGACGGCGCCGTTGGGCACGGTCCAGGCGTGGCGATAGTCCCTCGAATTGCCCGAGACGGCGACGGCGGAGGGCTGGACTTCGACCCCGGCGGGGCCGAAGAAGTCCACCCAGCTCCAGTCCTCGCCGGGCTGGAATGTCAGGTTCTCGACGTAGATGCCGGCGGCGATGTTGACGGTGACGCGGGCGTCCGGATCCCGGTTAGCGACGCGGAGCGCGGCGATCGCGGCCGAGAGCGTCGTCCAGTCTCCGCCCGGGCCGACCGTGCGTACGTTCGCGCCCTTCAGCCGTGCGGCGACGTTCGCCGCGGCTTCGAGCGTGACGATGCGGGTTTCATGGTCGGCGACCGATGCGGCCAGCGCATCGACGTCAGCGTCGTCGGCCTTGCCCTCCAGGTCCTCCCGGATCTGGGCCACGTCGTCGAAGAGCTGCGTCACGTCGCCGGCGACGTCGGCGAGGTCGGTCCCGAGCTGCGCGAAGGTGACCGCGGTCTCTCCCGCGTCGGCCTTGCCCTCCAGCTCCTCGCGCACGTCCGCGACGTCGTCGAAGAGCTGCACCACGTCGGCCGACAGGTCCTCGACGGTCGCGACGAGCTCGGGATCGACGCCGAATCCGTTGGTCGACCGGCGGTACAGAGCTCCGCCGATCTCGACGAGGGCGAAACCGTCGAGCTGCGTCTGCGGCAGGTCCTGGACTTCCACGTCCGCCATGTCGTTGATCCCCCGACGCGAAATTACGTGCCGCCCCGTCCATCTCGAAGCGGCGGCAAAGAAAAAGGCCGGGGCCTCGCGGCACCGGCCCTTCCTTCCTCCCTGCGCGGTCCCCCAACCGCGCCGAGCTCAGGCTCCGACGGAGCCGTAGACCTTGTGGACGTCGCCGATGTTCACGCCGTAGCGCTCGGTCGCCTTATAGGCCGTGTTGCCGGTCTCGAAGTCGCCGTGCATGCCGCGCTCGAGGGCGTTGCGGGTCTTGTGGATGAAACCACGGTCCGCATCGGTCATGATGAACCAGGCGGTCGAGGAGGTCAGGTACCGTAGGACCTTCGCGTCCGTGCCGTACGTGCCCTCGATCTTGAGCGCGTTCGCCGTGTTGTTCGGCGTGTTGACCTGGCCGTTGGATCGCAGGATCCGGACCGCGTCGTACTTGAGCTCCGACGGGATCACGATGTCCTTGGCCTTCAGCGAGATCTTCAGGCCGCGCTGGTCGGTCGCCTTCGAGATGAAGATATCCGCGTCCTCGAGCGCCGCCTCGGAGAACTGCGCGTCGGGAAGCCGGTTCGACCAGACCTGCCCGCCCATGCCGAAGCCCGCCATCGGGTGGTCCGTCGCGATGATCGGCTTCTTGTCGAAGTCCGGGCGGACGCGGGTGAAGGCGGAGTTGAGCAGGTAGGCGTGGATGAGCTCGCGGGCCTCGCGGAACGAGACGCCGAGCATCTTCGATAGCTTGGTCGTGAGGCTCTCGCCCTGGCCGTCCTCGATCATCCGCTTGGTGATCTTGAAGCCGGAGCCGAACTCGGACCAGAGGAAGCGCGTGACGAATCCGTCCTTGGCGATGTCGTAGGTGATCGCTTCGCCTTCGCCGAGCTCGGTCGGAAGACCGAAGCCGGTCAGGCCGGACTCCTCCTCGAAGGCGGCCGCGGCGCCGTCCTCGACGTCGTACCAGCTCTTCCACTCTTCAGGCCCCTTGGCCGTGTGGTCGTCGAACGAGCGGTCGAGGATCGGCAGGACCCTGCGCCGGAAGTTGGCGGTCGTGATGATGTTGGACATGGGTCGGTTTCCCCCTCGACCGGATTACAGGATTTCGACGACGAGGATCGCGACGTCGCCCGGCACGTTGCCGACCTTCTTCGAGAATCCCTTGACGCGGACGGCGGTGCCGGGGGTAGCTGCCGAGGCGACGTTGAGGACGACGGCGGACGAACCGTTGAGGTGCGATCCGGCGGTCATCGTGAGATTGCACGCCTTGCCCACGATGTTGGAAGGCGCGGCGGCGTCGGTGGAGATCTCGCATTCGAGACCCGAGGTCTCGGTCGCGACGAGGAGCTTCACGTCGGTCGTGACGGTGCCGGCGACCCAGCTCTTCTCGACGCGGTACTCGTTGCGCGAGTCGACGAGGTGGACGCCCATGAAGATGCCGTCCACGACGGCGCCGTCCGAGCGGACGTACGTGCCGTCGGCGGCGATCTTCAGCGGGTCGCCGAGGAAGATGTCGGTGTTGTAGCCGGACGCGATGCCGCCCTTCACCTCGCTCGTGCGGATGTAGCCCGACGTGTGGCGGACGGCCCTGAGGCCCTTGGACTGCGGCATGGATCGATCCCCCGGCTCGAACTGTCCGGCGCTCGCTGCGCCTGCGGGATCCCCCGATCCCTTCGATGACGGAAGTGTACGACGCCGCCCCGTCCATCTCGAAGCGGCGTCGTCGAAAAAAATCGCGGGCCCCGTTATCCGGTCGTGCGGCCCGCGGTCCGGATCACATCGTGAGCTTCAGCTCTGGCGTCAGGACGAGGCCCTCGCCGCCCTGGTCGGAGATCGACATCTTCTTGCGGATGGCCTGCACCGACGCGTCGGCGCGAGCGATGCGGGCCCGGGAACGCGGCGCGACGTAGTCGTCCTCGACGGCCTCGGCCTCGACCGCCGCGGCCTCGTCCTTCGGTTTCGCCGGCGCCTTGGCCTTCCTCGGCGCCTTCGTCTCGGTTCCGTCGCTCATGCGTAAGCTCCCCGGTATCATCCGATCATCCGTCTCCTGACTATTTACGATGTCGCCACGTCCAACTCGAATACCCCCGAACGAAAAAAGCGGCCCGGAGGCCGCTTTTCTTCGTCCGACGCAGTCGATCAGGCCGACGGCCGCTCCAGTAGGGCGAGCGGCACGATGTCCTCGATCATCTGGAGGGTGCAGTCGTCGCGCGTGAAGCGGAGCCCTTTCGTCATCGGAATGAGCACGACGTCCCCGGGGCGCAGCTTGGCGCCGCCCACCCATTCGACCCCGGTCTCGCGGTTGCGCCAGGCGTCGTCGCCGACCTTCAGAACCTTCGCCTCGGTGCACTGGTAAGCCTCGGCCTCGACCTGCGCGACGTGCTTGATGATCGACGTGCCTGCGTAGGTCTGCGAGACCTTGGCGTGCTGGACGACGAGGCGATGGCCGAGCGGGATGGGCACGTCGGAGACGGGCGGGAAACGCGGATCGGTCTTCGGCAGGGCCGAGACGGGACCGCCGACGGCGAGGACGGGGGACTGGGTGTTCAACTGTCTTCTCCTTCTTCGGGTTCTTCTTCGATCTCTCCCTCGGCCGTCATGGCCTCGTAGGAGCCGAGGACGCTGACCCACACTGTGTCGAGCGCCCGGATCTCGGCGCACTGCGCCAGATACTGGGAATGGTCGGGCAGGGAGCCGTCGAGAACCCCGGCGGCGATCGAGGCCTTGCGTTCCAGGAGGAGTTCCTGGACACGCTCCATGAGACGGCGTGCGTCGCTCAAAGGACGACCTCCGGTGCCTTGTTCGCGGCGTCGAACGCCGCCTTCTCGCGGGCGTCGGCCGAACGTCGCTCGGCCTCCTCGCGCTGCATCGACGCCTCGGTTACGAGGTTCGCCGCCTTCGCCTCGATCTCGGCCACGGCGATGCGCTCGCGGCTCGCCAGCTCGGCGAACTTGAGCTCGCCGGTCTGGATGATCTGCGTGTCGCGCTGCTGCAGCTTGCGGTTCTCGATCTCGATCCGCGTCTTCGCGTCCTCCTGCACGGCGACGACGGCCGGATCGGAGGCGCGACGGGTCTGCGCGAGACGGGCGGCCGCCTCGGCCGCGACCATGGCGGACTGCCACAGCATCGGGTCGACCTCGGGCGGCTGCTGGCCCGTGATGCGGGCGATCTCGTCCAGGACGCCCTGCGCCGTGTGGTCGGCATGGCAGGCGAGGACGGACGGCAGGGCCTTCTCCAGCGCCTTGGCGTAGGACGGATCCTGCAGGACCTGCTCGTAGAACGCCTTGTGGGCATCGTGGTTCTGGCCCGGATACGCCCGCGTCGGCTGCCCGCGCAGAATGGCCGCGAACTCCTCCTGGGGCTGCATCGGCGGGGGCGGCTGCGGCTGCTCCTCCTTGGGGAACATGGCCTCCGGATCCTCGACGCCGAGCGCCTTGGACATGGTGATGAACGCCGAGCGCAGATCGACCTTCACGCCGAGAGAGTTGGCGAGCTGGGCCATCTGGACGACGGCCTGGGCCTGGGTCACGCGCTGGACCGACGACCAAGTGGACGGGTCGGAGGCCGTCACGAGGATCAGGACGTCGTCGAAGTCCTCCTTCTGGACGCCGTCGTCGCCCTCCGCCGGCATCCAGTCGCGGGTCACGCGCTGGAACAGACGGAGTTCCTGCGCGAAGCTCCGATGCTGACGCAGGTGGATCGAAGCGAACACGATCGAGCCCTGCTCGACGAGCGCCATCGTGGTTCCCACCGGCGCCTGCTCGGACGCGTCCGCCAGGCCCTTGATCGCGACGGAGGCGAACTCGCTGCCCTCGGACACCATGAACTGCAGGAGCGAGAACAGCGTCGCCGACGGCCCGGCGACGGGCAGGGGCATGAAGTGCTTGCGGATGTCCCTGTCGCCGCCGGTGGTCGGAAGCGTGACGTTCGTGAAGCCGAGCGGCTCGAGCTTCAGCTTGCCGCCCTTCGTGACGCCGGCGCTCTTGTCGGCCAGACCGGTCGGCATGTTCTGGAGGACGGCCGAATCCATCAGGGCCCGCAGCGAGCCGGTCGCGGCCGACGACAGGCCGCCGATGAGGTGGAAGAGGCCGATGCCCCAGAAGCCCTCCCACGGGAGGTAGCGATAGTGGACGAAGTGCTGGATCGGCTGCATCGCGCCGTCGGCGGGATCCCAGTTCCGCCGGACCATGCACACGGTCTCGGTGTCGGGATGGATCACGACGACGTAAGGGCGCTCCTCCTCCTCGTCCTCGACGGCCCACCAGCAATGGACCTCGTAGAAGACGTAGCGATCGTCGTCCTCGCTGGACTTCGACTGTCCGGTGACGCGCTGGGCGTGCTTCTTCGACTGCGACTCGGGACGGCGACTCTCGTCGCCGCGCTCGTCGAGATCGAAGCGCTTCCACAGGCCGCTGCGGAAGTTGAGGTCCACCTCGTGCTTGTGCAGGCGCAGGATGTGCGTGTTCCGGGGCGAGGACTGGAGCGTCGTCGCGGAATACGGGACAGCGAAATCTCCGGTCGCGATCGTCTCGGACACGGCCCCGTCGGGACCCTGACGGACCTTGCGGATGACGCTGCCGGCCAGCGGAAGACGGATGAACGCCTGCTCGAGCGATTCCGAATAGCCGCAGCCGCCGGACGACAGGATGCGCCGGTTGGCGTAGACCTCGGCGCGGCGAAGCGATCCGGACGCCTCGTCGTAGCCCTCGCTCGGAACGGCGCGGACGGCGCCGCCGGCGGGCAGCAGCTCGCGTGTGATGCGGGACTGGAAGTCGACGCAGGCCTGCGCGAGGAGGGGATGTCGTACGGTCGACGAACCGGCGAATGCACCCGTGCGGATTTCGTCCCTATCGATGCCCATCGCTTCCATGCCCTTCAGCATGAAGCGGTCGTGCCTGTCCCGTTCCTCGATGTCGGTATCGACGCGGTCGACGAGCTCGGAGGCGATCTTCTTCAGATCGTCCACGTCGAGCGTCGTAACGAGGTTCGCGAAGTGGTCCTCGGGCTCGTCCGCGTCGGACGACGCCGCGTCGAGGTCCTCGAGCTCGACCTCCTCCATGTCGCGGAACATGTCTAGCGGATCCACCGGCGCGAACTCGCCGAACTCCTTGCTTCCCATGTGCATTCTCCCCCGTCGTACGGTCTTTTACAAGTTCATCACTCGAACCTCAACGGCGATCACGCGTAGAGCGGCTCCGTCTCGTCCTCGTCGTCGTCCCAGCCGTTATCGTCCTTCTCCTCGGGGGGCTCGGCCGAGATCGCCTGGTGGAACTCGCGGTCCGACTCCTTGCCCAACCAACCCTCGTTGCGCAGGAACGTCAGGGCCTGGCTCGTCGAGTCGACGTAGTCGTCCGACGGCACGCCCTCGTCGCCGAACTTCTCGCATTCCGTGATCACCTCGTCGGCCGTCGGCACGAAGATCCGTCCGTCCTGCGGATGGTCGTAGACGCGGGCGAAGACGGCTCCCTCGGCGAACAGATCGCTGACGGCGTGGGCGCGCATGAGCTTGGAGTCGTGGCCGGGATTGTACGGCACGCACGGCACGCCGGCGGCGTTCAGCTCCTGGATCAGGCTCTGTCCGGAGCCCTTGTCCTCGATCAGCGTCGTGACCTCGCATGCCTCGCCGGCCATCCCGATCCACTTCTCGCGCTCGAGGTAGGCGGCGCGCTTGAGGTGCGGGAAATCCAACTTCTTCTTCCAGGAATCGAGCAGGAGGGTGACCCATTCCGGACGGATGACGCCCTTTCGGCGCACGCCCACCCGCAGGGCGCCCCAGACGGTGCAGGCGGTCGAATCCGACTCCTTCTTCGACTTGAAGGCGGTGTCGAAGCTAACGACGATGTGCGCCGGCGGAGGAACGCGGGGCTGGTCCCATTGCGCCCACCATTTCCTCTTGATCGGGTTCTTGAGGTCGGACTCGTCCAGGATCTCGGCGAAGATCTCCTGGCGGCCGAGCGGCGTGTTCATGTACCGCAGGAGGCGGCGCTGCTGCGTCGGCGGCAGGTTCGCGAGGTTCTCGAGCGTCGTGCCGATCGTCAGCTTCGTGAACTTGTCGGCCTCGATGTCGCGGATCAGGCGCATCGGCTTCGGCGTCGTCGTGATCATCGTCCACGGCTTCTCGCCGAGGCGGAGACAGAAGTTGTACATGTCCCAGGCTTCCTGCGCTTTGGCACCGGCGGCGCAGACTTCGTCGAGCCATCCCGCATGGAAGCTGGGCCCGCGAAGACGGTCCGGGCTCTCCATCGGAAAGCCCTGCAGGATCGTTCCGTTGTGGAGGTGGATCTCGTTGTAGGACTTGTGGTGTTCGGCGATGGCGTATGCCGGGATCACCTTCGCCAGACCGTCCTTGCCCTCGAACGCGTCTCGGCGGAGCGTCGCGGCCGTCGGCGACAGCACCGCCATGCGCGACCCGGGGTTCTTCAGGGCGGCGATGCCGAAGTTGTGGCTGCCGCAGAAGTTCTTCCCGAAGCCGCGCCCGCATCTCAAGACCCAGACGTCCCAGTCGCCGCCCGGCATGATCTGCTTCGGCCGCGCCTTCTTCAGGAAGTCGGACTGCATCTGGATCGCCGCCTTCGTGCAGACGTCCATCTCCGGATCGGCAAGAACCGCCGCCAGGTCCTCCGCGGACAGCCCTCCGCTCAGTTCGGTCATCGTAAAATCCCCCGTTACGCCATTGTAGCGAGCGGATGATCCATCTCGAAGCGCCTACTTCGCTTCGGCGTCCCACTTCGGCTTCTTCGGAAGGGGCGGGAGGACCGCCGTCTTCTTCACGTTCAGCATCGTGGCCTTGCCGTTCGAGAGGCCGTCGTCGAAGGCGGTCAGTGTCGGGATCAGCGCGTTCTCCGCATCGGCGTCGCGCAGGAAGCCCTCGGCGTCGATCGTCTTGCCGCTGTCGCGCAGCTGGTCGGCGAGCTTGTCGAGGGCGGCGAAGACGTTCGTGCGGGTCACCGTGACGCGTTCCTCGGTCTCGATCTTGGCCTGCAGCGTGATCTCGGCCTTGGTCTCCTTCTTCTGTATCCAGCCCGCCTTCCTCTCCGCGATGAAGACCTGCGCCCTGACGCGGTCGCCCTTCTCGCCGGTCAGGGCGGTCTGGAAGAGCTCCGAGTTGTTGCGCAGGATGATCCGCGCCTCGGCGTGCTCCAGGTAGTCCCCGAAGATGTCCAGGAAGCGCGACGTCGAGATCGGCAGGCCGTCCGTCGGCGAGAGCACGCAGGCCGCCATCTGGTCCTCCGTCATGCCGGACAGGACCGCGACGCCGACCTGCGTCTCGAACAGCTCGTAGATCCGGGCGTTCTCCTCGTGCTCGCTCGCGAACTCGTAGACGGAATAGAGCTGCGCTTCCGACGGCACGACCTGATCGATGCCGACGTAGGCGGCGGCCTCGTCCTTCTGGATCTGTTCGGGATCGTCGCCGGCGGCGACGCGCCGCTGGATGCGGGCGCGTCGATAGTCGTTGGCGAGCTTCCTAGACATTGACGCGCCTCGCCCGCGCTTCCGCCGCGAGCAGCTCGATCGCCCGCGCCAGATCCTCCACCGCGTCGATGCCGCGCTTCGCAGTGCGGCCGCCGTCCTCGACGCAGTCGACAACACCTTGGATGGCGTCGCGGATGCCCTCGAACACCACGCGGTCGCCGGCCGCCATCACGTAGATCGGCTCCTGGCGGATGGCCGCGGTGCCGATCGGATCGGGCCGGCGCTTCTGCACGACCGTGCCCAGGAACACGAAAAGCGCCGGCAGCGCCGTGCCCAACAGCACGACCCAGAGTTCGTTCGGAATGCCCAACATGTCTTCGCTCCCCCTATGCGAATGCGATCAGCGTCGGGAGACGCGGACGATGTCCTTGCCACAGCGGTACGCGCTGAGGCTCTCGAATGCGGCCAGGAGGCCGTAGACGACGATGGCGGTGGAGGTCTGGTAGTCCCAGAAGAACGTCGAGAGGGTCCCGCCTCGCTGGACGAAGACCGAGACGTCGGTCGCGACGAAAAGGGCGACGAGGCCGCACCAGATTGCCGATCCCACCATCGCGCCGGCGGCGCGGAAGAAGGGCGTCCTCCGCCAGCGGCCGTTCACGTAGAGCGCGGCGGCGCGCATGATGCCGACGGCGAGCATGGTCCACCCGAGCGCGTTCTCCGCCACGACGTGGCCGAACGCCTGGAAGGCTTCGCGCTGGAAAAGCGACTGCGGCTGCAGAAGTACCAGGCCCCAGCCGATCAAGGCCAAGGCCGCATACCATTCCATGGTCCGCTGCGGGTGCGGCGGCACGGTTCTGATGAGTGTGGTGTCGGACATCGTTTCGAGTTCCCCCTGCCGACGGGTATACATGCGCGTAGGGCGAACTCGAACTGGAGTGTTTACGAGGTGGGCGCGAAATTGATCGAGCACGTGATCCATGATTTGTCCCCTCTGATCCAGCAAGACGTTCTGACGGGAAGGCTTACGGTCGCGGATTTGTTGCAGCACCTGGCCCGGAAGGGGGTCGTCGTTTCGCGGGAATACCTCGTCTCGCAGATCGGGACCGGACTCGAGGCGATGGAGAAGGCCGGCCGCACCGGAGCCCTTTCTCGCGAGCGTTGGGTCGATCCCGTCGTCCTTAAACTGTCCGACCGCCTGAAGTTCGCGGACATGCATCCGTCCGTCGCAAAGCGGTACCAGGACCTGACCGGCAAGGCGGAAACGTACTGGGACGTCGTCTGCCGGGCACGCGTCCAGGAGCCGCCAGTGACCCTCGCCGACCGTCGCCGGACCGCCCGCGACCGTCACCGCCGGAGTCTCGCTTCTTAACGGAAAAACTAACCCTTGTAGTAGGTTAGGACGACACGTATCCATCCCACATCAGGTCGGGGGACCTGTTTGCATCGGGGGATGCGTGAAGGGGTCAGCCATCCATTTCGGCGACGGCACCATCGGTGTCGCGACCGAGTACTACGGTCGGATGAGGTCGACGAGGGAGATCCTCGTCGACGACGCCGCCGATCCACGGACGCTGGCCCGCGCCTACGCGCAGATGTTCGAAGCCGTCGACGTCGCCCGCTTCGTCGTCTGGTCCGGACGGGCGACCGTGCCGATGCTGACGTTGCTTCGGACGCTCTGCGGGTTGTGCGGCGTCGACCTCGTTCACGTCGGCTCGAAGGAGTTCCGCCGGCGGTTCTCGGCGGACACGTGGATGACCCGCGACGGGTGGCTGAAGGCCGCCCACGACCATCAGCAATTCGTCTTTGGAAGATTTACGAGCGACGCGGAGGCGACCGCGACGGCGCTCCTCGAGCTCGCATGCAGGGACGTCCTCGGGAAGGGCCTGCAGGGGTGGGAGAGAACGCCATGAGGTTCGTCGAGGACTGGAAGTCCATCCTCCGGAAGGCTTGGTCGATCCGCTTCATGGGCGCGGCCTTCCTGCTCTCGGTCGCCGAGTACGCGCTGCCCTTCTTCACCGACGTCATTCCCGACCACCTCCTGGGACTCCTCGGGGGCGCGGCCGCCGGCGGTGCCTTCGTCGCGAGGCTGGTCGCCCAAGCCAATCTGTCGAACGGGGGAAAGCAGCAGTGAGGATCCTGGATCTCTTCAAGTCGGCGCCGAAGGCGGTGCCCAAGATCGTGCCGAAGACCACCTCCGGTCGCGTCCTGACCGGCGGCGCCGCGATGACAGCGATGGCGGTCGCGCTGATCGGAGACTTCGAGGGCCTCCGGACGGAAGCCTACAAGGACATCGTGGGCATCCCGACCGTCTGCTACGGCGAGACCCGCGGCGTGAAGATGGGCGACAGCCGCACGAAGGCGGAATGCGACGACATGCTCGTGGCTAGCCTCCTGACCTTCGAGAAGGGTATGAACGCCTGCCTCGTCTCGCCCGAGACCCTACCGGTGAAGGTGAGGGTGGCGATGCTCTCCGTCACCTACAACGTCGGCTACGGCCAGCGCGGCTTCTGCGGAAGCTCCATGGCCAAGCGCATCAACGCAGGCGACGTCCGCGGCGCGTGCGACGCCCTCCTGCGATGGAACCGCGCCGGCGGCCGCGAGGTGAAGGGCCTGACCAGGCGCCGGGTCGAGGAGCGGAAGCTCTGTCTGGAAGGGATCGCCGGATGAGCGACCGTCTCTTCGCGATCTTGGACCGCGCCGTCCCGTCGATCCCATGGTCGATGATCGCGCCGCACGAAGCGCAGGCGCAGGTGAACCACCATCAGACGCTCGACCGTCTCGACGCCCGCGGCGGTCTCACGCCGTGCGAGGCGATCGCCGTCCTCGAGGACAGGTCGTGGAGCCGAATGACACAGCCGGCCGCCCAAGCCGCGCTCGTCGAGGCCGTCCGCCGGCATCGGAGCGCCGCGTGATCGCCCTCGCGCTGCGCCACTGGAGCGCCATCCTCGTCGCGGCCGTCGCCGCGGCGTTCCTCTTCGTCTCCGGACGCGCCGACCAGGCCGAACGGAAGACGCTCCGGAGCGAGATCGCCGGCATCGCCGGGGCGCAAGCCGAGTCCGAGAAGACCATCACCATCCTTAAAGCCGAAGCGGTCCGGCGGGACGTCGTCCTCGCTGGCATGAGGGCCCAGCGCGTCCGCGACCGGAAGGAGCTCGAGGACGCGATTGTCGCCGCCGCGGCCGCCAAGGGCACCGCCCGGGACGGACCGCTCGCACCCGTCACCAAGGAATACCTCCGGCGCCTGCGCGGTCCGGATCGCTGAAACGAGAAGGCCGTCCGAGGGGGAATGAGACGGCCTTCGCAGATGAGGGCATTTCGAAATGCGGAAACGTGAATTGGCCCTCCGGGGGAGGGGTCGGAGCCGGGGCGACAGGGGGATCGTCGCGTCGGCCGCTTGCTTCCTTGCCATGGTGAATAGCGCCTACGCGGATTCGGTTCCGCCGGCGCCGACCGAATCTCCACGGCCGGTACGCCGGCAGGACGAACTGTTCAACGGCCGCCGGCCGGACGTATGGCAGCTCCTCGTCCTCGTGGACGGTCAGATCCGTCGGCGGGTCTCCACGGCAGACCGGAACGCCTGCCACCTCGTCGCGTCGGCCGTCGCGGTGGAGCTCATCGCCGATCCCGCCCTGGTGGCGCATCCGGACCGCGTCCGCATCACGTGCGAGCCCGACCGGCCGGGAGCTGTCGCATGAGGACGGTCGCGGCGATCGCCGTCGTGCTCGCCCTCGCGGGATGCCAGACGACGCGCACGGTCACGACGGCCGTCCCGCTGGCCGAACGCATCCCGCTCGAGCTCCGGTCCTGCGCGGCAGAGCCCGGCGCCCCGGATCCGGACGCCTCCACCCAGGCCGACCTCGTCGCGTGGACGGCGCGGCTGCGGGATGCCGGCGCGGACTGTCGGGCCAAGGTCGGCGCGCTCGACGAGCTGGTGGGGAGGTCCTGATGTCGGATGCGAGCCTGCACGCCTGGCACGGCAACGAGTCCCTGTGGAGCGACAGGGTGACCTTCGTCCCGAAGCCCGAGAAGGTCCGGTCTCTGATCGCGAGCCATGGCCGGGAGGCGGCGGAGGAACGGTGGGGCAGGCGGGTCGTGCTCGCCGTCCTGAAGGCGGAAAAACACCAGATCCGCGTCGTCGCGAAGGCGCGGGCGCGGCACGAGAGGCGACACCCCGAAATGTGAAAGCCGCCCTGATCCGGAGACCAATCCGGGGGGCGGCTTTCGGAGACCGGAGGCCAGTGAGACCCCCCGATTCTCTGCGGAATACTAGGGGGTATCGACTCTCGCGTCAACAATCGGCATGCTGAGCGAATCGGGCGTCCTGAGATACCCCGTTTTACAAACCGGCCTGACCAGCCGGCCACCAGTGAGCCGAGAAATTGCACCCCCAACCCCTCCTTTCCCCCACTCCGTTCTATCCGGCCTACGGCGACGACCAGGATTTCCCGATCCCGATGGAGGACATCGGGCCGACCGTCGGCGAGCCGTACGAACACTCCCAGATCCCGCTTTCCATGCGGTACGAGCACCGGCCCTTCTGGCTCGCCCTGTGCGAGGTACTGGAATGCGCCGAGACGACCGCCGCGATCGCCTTGGCGGCGTATTTCGCGGCGAAGGTCAGCGGCCGCTGGATCAGCTACTCGGCCCGGGCCGAGCACTACGTCTGGAAGAAGGTCCTCGACCGGAACAAGGACAAGGCCGCCGCGCTCCGCGATCCGGAATTCGTGCAGCGCGAGCCGTCGAAGGTCTACACGTGGCGTCTGGTCATGCAGGGCATCGAGCACCTTAAGGCCCTCGATCTGATCGACGACTGGCGCCAGAAGCCCGGCGTCGAGGGCTGGAGGAGCTGCTTCCGCCCGACGAAGGCGCTCCTCGACATCGTCGCCGGCGTGATCGCCAAGGTCGGCGTTCCGAAGGCGCAGAGGCCGGATCCGAAGAGCCTCGTCCAGCTTCGCGACAAGACGGGCGAGCTGATCGACTTCAGGGAGACCGCCGAGACGAAGAAGTGGCGGCGCATCGCCGAGGGACTGAACGAGTGGCTGCGCGAGGCCGACGTCTCTACGGGATCGGCTTGCCTCGTCCGGATCTTCAACCTCGACCTTTCACGCGGCGGGCGGTTCTACGCCACCGGCGGCGCCTGGCAGGTCCTGAAGAAGGCGGAGCGACGGAAGATCCTCATCGGCGGCGAGGCGGTCTGCGAGCTCGACTACGCGACGATCCATCCGACGATGGCATACGCGATGGTGGGCCTGATGCCACCGCAAGACAGCTACGACATCGGCGGCGGCTGGGACCGGAAGCTGGTCAAGGCGGCGATGATGACCGCCCTGAACGCCAAATCGTTCGACGAGGCGATGAAGTCGGTCGCGGGGAACAAGAGGATCGGCGCGATCCCGAGATCGAGGGAGGCGAGGATCCGGGCGACGAGCCTCCTGAACAGGATCCGGCAGGTGCACTGGCAGATCGAGAACCTGTTCTTCTCGGACGCGGGAGCGACGTTCATGCTCCGGGATGCGGAGATGGCCGAGTTCGTCCTGACGAGCCTGATGAGGAAGGGCGTGACGTGCCTTCCCATCCACGACTCCTTCCTCGTCCAGCGGTCGCAGAGGGACGTCCTGAGGGACGCCATGATGGAAGCGGCGGATCGAGCGAAGATGCCGTGGATCGGGATCGAGGAGCCCGTCTGAAAAGGTGTATTCTGACTGTGGCAGGAATGTCACGTTTTGAGGGGTCAGATTCAACGATATCAACGGTTTGGAGCTGAAATGTTCCACATATAGCTGCTCTGGCTCCTGGGAGGCTGGAAGGTAGGCTCCGCCGGGCGGTCCTAGTCGCCTCTCCGAAACCGAAATCTTACCTACCGTCGCCGGAGTCGATTCCAGGGGTCAGCGACTCCGACTCGCGTAGGCGGCCCGGATGGGCAGGGAAGCCATCCAGGAGACCTCAGGATCGCTCTCCGGACAGAGGTAGTCCGACCTCTTTAAAGCCGATCTCAGCCCTCTTCCGTTCGAATCCGAGACCTTGTCCGAACGGAAGCGGAATCGCCCACAGGAAGCCGGGAGCTGGAACCAGGGAGGCGCTCCCTTCCTCCGGTCATCGTTCTTCTCGGGCCGAAGGCCCTATCCCTGGATGACGAACATCGCGGGAGGAGGCGAAGCCGACCAGCCTTCGGAACAGAATAACCGACCGTATGACGATAACCGTTGATCGTATCGATCCGCATGCGTATCCTCCGTCGCGAACGTCGAAGGGGGTCGCATGAGGGAGGACGCAGCATACCGGGCCAGGGCTCTCGGCTCCCTCCGCCGCCGTGCGAAGCGGTTGGACCTTTCGACGACGGACCGTTCCCTCTCGCCACTCCTGCCCGTCACCTGCGACCACGACGCAGTCCTGCGCCACGCCGACCTACGCAGCCTCCGCTTCGGCGACGGCGCCGTCCGTCAGGTCCTGTCCGTCGGTGTCGACGTCTTCGCCTCGCTCCTCGGCGTCGCCGCCAGAAGCCTGTACCGCTGGATCGCCGACGGTCAGATGCCTTCCGCCTTGGCCGTCGAGGCATCGACCCGTCGGCCGCGCTACACCGTCGCCGAGGTCTGCGTGTACGGCCGGCTCGTCGAGGCCGTCGTCCTGGCGCACCGCCTCGTCGACGGTAGGAGGCTGTTCGACCCGGCGATCTCGCCAGCGGGGCAGCTCTACGCGGCTCGGGTGGAGATCGCCCGCCACGTCCTGCAGGTGCGCCCGTGAAGGCCGCGGCGCCGGCCGTCCGGACCTCCGCCGACGTCCTGGCGAAGCTCGGTAGGGCCGGGCTCGGCCACACGATCCTCGACGCGTCCCGTCCCGACGTCGACCACCGCCGCCACATCCCGACCGGGATCTACGAGCTCGACAGGATGTGCATGGGCGGGATCCCCGCCAGCGCCATCACTCAGGTCGTCGGACGGCAGGGATCGGGGAAGAGCTCGCTCTGCGACCGTATCACCGCCTCGGCGCAGCGGATCTGGCCGGAGCACAAGGTCGCCCGCGTCGACGTCGAGGGGACGCAGGATTTCGAATGGGCCGCCCTGCACGGCGTCGACCCGTCGAGGGTGATCCTCTCGCGGCCGGAGACGGCCGAGGACGCCATGAACACGTCGGAGGAGCTCGTCCGGGCTTCGGACGTCTCGATCGTCATCGTGGACAGCGTGGCGGCCATGATGCCGTCGGCGATGTCGATGCGGTCGATCGGCGACACGATCCCAGGCGTCCGCGCAAGGCTCGTCAACGAATTCCTGACCCGTGTCGGCAGCGCCATCGTCGAGGCCCGCAACGCCGGCCGGACGGTCACGCTCGTGGTCGTGAACCAGTACAGGCAGCGTTTCGTCGTCCGCGGCGACGTCAGGACGATCCCCGGCGGGGAGGGGCTCAACTACTTCCCCAGCTTCACCGTCTCGATGGACGGCTTCACGCACTACGGCAAGGACGCTTTCGGCGACGAGGCCGCGATGCGCCTGGAGATGACCTTCCAGCGCCTGAAGTCGAAGCTCGGCAGCGGGACGAAGGAGGGCAAGGCGACGATGATCTTGGATCCGTCGCACCCGCTCGGACTCGGCGCCATCGACCAGGCCGACGACATCCTCGATTTCACCGACAAGCGGGGTCTCACCGCCCGCCCGTCCACCGTCCGCTGCGATCTCGGCGCCTTCTCGACGGCGACGTTCAGGACGCTCCGCGACAGGGCCGACCACCTGCGCGCCGATCCGGCGCTCCAGCAGACGATCTACGACGCCGCCATCAGCGCTTGGCGCGTCGAGCGAGGCAAGGGCGCCGGCGAATGGAAGGCAGCGGCATGATCGACGACATCGACGAGGGCGACCGCATCCTTTTCTGTTGCTCCTGCGGCGCGGAGATCTATGCCGCCGAGGATTACGAGGTTCGGGACGGCGATTTCGTCTGCGACGGCTGCGCCGACGATGATTTCGACGAGGCCGGCTTCTGATGCCGTTCTCCCGCCTCCCGCCCGGCCTGCGCAACGCCCGCCGCCACGAACGCGACGTCGCCGCCTCCATCGGCGGCCGCCTGACGGCTATGTCCGGCGCCGGACCCGAGAAGGGCGACGTCGCCAGCCAGATTCTCGTCGTCGAGTGCAAGTCGACGAGCCGCGCCTCGTTCGCCATCTCGCCGGCCCTGATGGACCGCATCACCTCGACCGCGGCGCAGACCTCCCGCCGCGGCGTCCTTCACGTGCGCTTCGTCGACGCCTCCGGCCGAACGCTCCGCCAGTACGGCGTCGTCGAGGCCGACCTTCTGGAAGACCTCGCATGAGCAACCTCGGCTTCTCCCCCTCCGCCCCCCGGTCGCCCGCCTTCGGCGCCATGGCCCGACGCATGTCGCCCCAGTCGAAGGCCCTGCGCATGCGCCTGGTCGCGCTCGAGGACGAGGACCTTCGCCGCGTCGCCGCCGACGTCGGCTCGACGAGGTGGTCCGTCCAGGACCTCATGAACTGGGGCAGCGACAACCAGACCTGGGAGCGAGTCCACGCGGCGATCGACGCCCTGACGCCGCCGGAGGAGGTGGCGCCGCCGGCGGACATCGTTACGGCGCTCGTCGAGGAGCATTTCGCGGAGGATGCTCGCCGGCCGGCGTCCGTCGATCCCATCGAGGATCCCGAGCCCGCTCTCTCGGAGCCGAGCATAGACCGCTTCGCCGTCGCCCGCCGGTCGGACGGCGTCGAGCTCGGCGACGACGACCGCGCCCTTCTGGCCCGTGCGCAGGACCTGGCCGGTTCGGCCGACTTCATGGCGTTGGGCGAGGCGCTCGCCGCCCTGGTCAACGGCGGCGTCCATCGGCGTCTCGGCTACGCGGACGAGCGTTCGGCCGTCGCGGCGTTCCTCGAAACCGAAGCCGGCGTCGCGGGCCGTAAGGCCATGTACATCCTGCGCATCGGCCGTCGGCTGTCGGGTTCGCCGTTGCGGTCAAGGATCGAGAAGCTCGGGTGGACGAAGGCGAAGGAAATCGCCGGCCTGAAGGACGAGAGCCTTCACAAGGACGCTGTCGCGTTCGCCGAGACCCATGGCGTCAGGGACCTCGTGGAGCACTGCCGGCGGCTTCGGGACGGCGAACCGAAGACCGGCTCGCACCGCCGCCTCGTCCTCACCGTCACCGCGTCGGGCGAAGGCATGATCCGCCAGGCCCTCGACACCGTCCGCCGGCGTTCGGGCAAGCCCGACCTCAGCGACGGTTTCGCCCTGCAGCTCGCGGTCGCGGAGTGGCTCCTGTCGGAAGGCGACCTGTCGCTCGCGGAAGGGATCGCCGCCCTCGAGGAGCGTTTCGGCGTCAAACTCGTCGAATCTCGCGAATAGGTTAACTACCCTAGTGACACCTGACAATGAACCTGCTACGAATTCGTTAAGACGGAGACCTGGAATGTCCGCTACCCCCGAAACCGCGACCGAGACGCTGACCACGAGCGATCCCAACCTGCTGAACCGGCAGATCTTCGGGTCGTTCATGCGCCGTCTGCGTTCCGACGCCGACATGACCCGGGCAGAGTTCGCCCGGCGCATCGGCTGCTCGGGACCTCTGATCTCCCAGACCGAGTCCGGCGTCAACACGCCGAACAAGAGGGTCGAGGACATGCTGGTCGGGCTGTACCCGTACCAGGAGTCCGAAATCCGGCTCCTGGCCGCGGTCGCACGGCTCTCGTCCGGCACGCACGCGGATGACTTCCAGCTTTTCGTGCGAGCGACTTCCGCCCGCGCAGCCTGACACGAAGTGGCGCGGGCTGGCCGTCCCGACGTCGCGTGTAAAACGGCCAACGAACCAGTAGCGACAACTCCAACACAGGGCACCCCCATGTCCGCCAGAGCCAACCTCTCGCACCGCGAGAACTACGATGTGACCGTCGAGGGCCTGAACGCCCTCCTGGTCACCGCCGAGGACCTCCTCTCCGGCCTGACCGTCGCCGACAGCCTCCAGATGATCCGCCAGATGCGCAAGCGCTTCGAGGAGCTCGAGAAGGCGCCGGCGGAGTTCGTGAAGCTCTCCGACAAGCCCACGAAGGGCGTCGGCTGCGTCGCCACTCGGAACCTGATCCCGGGCGGGACGCAGTGGAAGCAGGTCGCCGAGAAGGTCGCCGCCGACGCCGGCGTCGCGCTCGACGACGCGTTCCTAGCGCCGTTCAAGAACAAGGCGGCGTACCGCGTCGACCTGACCGAGGCTACGGCCGAGCAGGGGGCACTCTGATGGGCGTCCGTGCAGGCTACAAGCAGTGGACCGCGGAGGAGGACGAAGCCCTCCGCCTCCATTCCCTCCTCAAGACGCCGGGTCCGGTCGTCGCCGACCAGTTCGGCGTCTCCGTCGGCGCCGTGCAGACCCGTATGACCCGCCTCGGCGCGTCGCAGCAGCTGACGCAGTTCCAGCGCGACCGCATCGTCGAGCTGCACCGCGTCGAGAAGTACCGTCTCAGCCGCATCGCCCAGCGCGTCGGCGTTTCGAAGGATCAGGCGGCCGTCGTGCTGCAGCAGGCGGGCTTCGAGGTCGAGACGCCGAGGATCCCGCTCGGGACCGTCGTCAACGCCCGGAAGTCCATCGATGCCCGGCATTTCTTCACGCCCCAGGAGGACGAGACGATCCGGACCAGGATGCTGGCCGGGCATGCCGTCGCCGACATCGCGATCGGGCTCGGGCAGCAGAGGGCGAGCGTCCAGAACAGGGCGACGTACCTGGGCCTGAAGGTCCGCGAGATCGCGAAGGCTCGCGCCGCCGCCGGTCCCGATGCTCCGAACGTTTCCGAGGATCCAGGTCGCACCGGGGAGGGTGGGTGGACCGTCGACATGATGGTCGGCATCGAGAAGCTCTGGGCCGATGGCAAGGACTCGCGCACGATCGCGAAGGTCCTCGGCTGCGGCGTCGTGCAGGTCGACCGCGAGATCGCGAAGATCCGCCGGAGGCATCAGGATGCCATCTCGGACCGCAGCACCGGCTATTCGACCATGGCGACGAAGAGCCGGGTCCTGGAGCTGCACGCAGAGGGCGCGACGTCGCTGCGCATCTCGCGGATCGTTCCCCTCACCATCGCGCAGATCGATGCCATGCTCGCGAAGGACGGCCGGACCCCGAACGCGACTCGGTCCTACGTGTCAGGCCGCTACGGCGTCGACATGCCGTATCCGGCTCCCCGCGACCTCGATGCCGAGCCGCTGAAGCTTCTCTACCCGTCCGACGTCGCGACGCCGGCGGACGAGATTGCCCAGTCCGCGCCCGAGATCGTCCACGAGGTCCCCGAGGCCCTGCCGGAGCAGGCGCCCGTGGTGGACGATATCCGGGACGCCAAGCCCGAAGTCGTCCAGCAGACCCAAACCGAAGCCGAACAGGAGACGACCATGTCCGCCGACACCACCGAACAGAATCCCTTCGGCGCTCCGTGGACGGACGCCGACCTGAAATACCTCTCGACGGCCGACGCGGCCGGGAAGTCCCTCGTGGAGATCGCGGGGCACCTCGGCCGCACCACCGCCGCGGTCAAGAAGAAGCGGTCTCTCGTGCGCGGACGGGCCGCCTCCTCGCCGAAGACCGCGGCGCCCGCCCTGGTCGTCGCCCTCGACGCGGAGATCGCCTCGATCGAGACGCGCATCGCGGCCGAGCAGCGGTCCTTGAAGATGATGAAGGACCTCAGGGGAACGCTGGACGGGACGAGGACGGCATGACCGGCCCCGACCTTCCCGATTGGGACGCGGAGCAGACGGCCCGCGCCCGGTATCTCGACCGGGTCGGCACCCCGATCGAGCGCATCGCGCAGGAGGCCGGCGTTCCGGCCTCCGTCGCCCGGTCCCGCATCGACGAGGCCGTCCGGCGTGGGCCGGTCGTCCCCGTCGGGATGATCGAGGCGATGGATGTCTACCTGGCGTTCCTCGGCATCGACGGAGCGGTCGCGTGAGCGCCCGCCGGTACGTACGCTTCAAGGTCTCGGACCACGCCATGTTGCGCTGGATCGACCGGGTGGAGCGCATCGGCGTCGAAGCCGTGCGGGACCGCCTCGGCGGCCTCGACGACGGGGAACTGCTCCATCACCTCGGCGCCGAGATGGGACTGCCCGTCCACGACATGCGCCGGCGGATCGTCGGCAGTCTCTTCGACGTGAACGCACCGCAGGACGGGATCGCCGAGATCGGCGGCGTCCTGGCCATCCTTGTCGAGGGAACCGTAGTCACGACGTACCCGAAGAAGCCGGGCGAGGCCCGCCCGAAGCCGCGGGGTCGTTCCGGCCCCCGCTTCATGACCCGCGAGACCCGCGTCGCCGTCAGGCGGGAGAGGGGGGGCAACCGCGGCCTCGTCGGCATGGACGCCGACTGATCCCCAACCCACGAAAGGATATCGACCATGGCCAACATCCCCTGGAACGAAGACGACGTCGCCAGAATCCGCCGGATGGCCGACGCCGGCCGCAGCGCGTCGGAGATCGCCTCGGAATTCCCCGGCACGACCCGCAACGCGATCATCGGCTTGTGTCACCGCAAGGGCATCCAGCTGCGGCAGCGGGCCAAGGTCCTGACCCTCGTCGGCGCCAAGCTCGACGAAGCCCGCCGTCTGGCCGAGAAGGGTCGGTCCGCGGAGGAGATCTCGTCGCGCTTCGGCGTGCCCCGGCGGACCGTGCTGCCGTCGCTGCGCAAGTCCGGGACCGCGATCACGACCCTGGCGCCGCGTCCCATCCCGTCGCCGATGCCGCCGAAGAGGTCCAAGACCGCGAGGACGGCCGTCGTCCTTCCGCTCCTGCCGGCGGACTCTACGCGGGCCTTCGCCGACAAGGTCCTGACGATGAAGCAGCTGGACGAGGTCGCCGCCGAGAAGGCGCGTCTTCGGGTCGAGCGCGACCGGATCCTCGCGGAGGCCTTCCGCCCGACGGCGCTGGCCCGGCCGGTCGTCGCCGCTTCGGGCTGCCGGTGGCCTCTCTGGTCGGCCAACGCGACGCTGTCGGAGAAGCTCGTCTGCGGTCATCGTCGGCGCCGTCCCGCACCTCGCCGTCGACGGCCGGAAGATCCGCGTCGTCCGGAAGGCCGCATCCGTGATCGCTCTCTCCATCGCGGCGACGGGCAGGGCGGTCGAGGAACTCGATCGCCAGATCCTGACGTCGCACGGCATGACGCCGGGCGGGATGGACGTCGTCGAGGCGTATCTCGGGGCCGCCGGCGGGACGCTGCCGGAGGTCCGTTGGCAGAGCCACGTCGACCTGGAGGACCTGGCCGCGAACATCGCGTTCGAACTTTCGGACCTCGACCGCAACATGATGGGCGAAGGCGCATACCGCGAGCGGCAACTGCTCGGGATCCTCAACGCGCTCGCTGCCCACGGGACGCGGCACCAGACCATCCGCCGCATTCCCGATTCCACCGACCGCGCTGCGTAAAAGCGCCAACGAACGAGACCTGCGATCATGACCACCCTGAAGCCCGTCGTCATCGGCCGCCACACGCTGGCGTGCAACACCGATGCCTACATCCTCTCCCGCCGTCCTGAAGTGGCGGCCGCCCTTGGCATCCCGGATCGGCAGGTGCAGGTCGTCCTGCACGACCTCCTCTTCCACATGCAGCGCCACCGGCATCCGGAAGAGATCACGTTCCCGGTCCACGCCGGGGACGCGTCCGGCGCCAAGGTGAAGTTCCGCATCCACGCGTCGCCGAGCTTCTACACGATCAGCCGCGACGACGATGTCGTCCGGGTGTTCGGGAAGTCGTCGGCGGGAGCATCGCAATCGGCTCCGCCCGCCGTCCAGGTCTCCGGCGCCGGCGTCTCGATCTCCGTGTCCGGCATTTCGGTCGATCGCCTGCGCGCCGTCGCGGATCTGCTCCAGTTCGGCACGTCGCCGGCGGAGCCGCAGCTGCACGAGGGCGAGAGCGCGGCGATCGAACAGGCGGCCTTGACGAAGGACCAGGCGGCGGCGAGAGCGGCTTCCGGTGTCACCATCTTGGATTACGCGCCCGATTACGTCCCGCCGGTGCCGACACCGAAGGACGGCCTGACCGATGCCGAGAAGGCGCAGCTTGAGAACGGCGGCGAGACGAGGGAGGTCCTCTGGAAGCGTCTCGACGCCGAAGCGCTCGAGCTCGACAAGCGCCTCTTTGACCTGGCGGCGTTCGTGAAGTCCGCCGACTACCGTCGTCTGGCCGACATCGACCGGGATCTCCTGGTTTCCCAAGAGGCCGCGATGCGCACGTACCTTCGCGTCCTCGAGACCCGTCGGAGGAGGGTCGGTCAGAACTTCGGAGCAGAGCCCACCATCACCTTCCGCTGATCCCGCCGGCGGCTGCTCCGGCGGCCGCCTCGATCCCCTTGCGCCATCGAGGCACCCATGTCCGACACCGACGCCCAAACCACGCTGACCACCGCTGAGATCGAGCGCGAAGACATCCTTGCGGCCGCCGTCGTCGAGGGGCGCGGCGACGACCCCTTCCTGGAGCCCGGCGACGATCCGAATCCGGCGCCGATCGAGGAGCCGATGACGCACACCGCACCGATCGCATTCATGCTCCTACTCGTCCGCCCCCGTCGCGGCGAGCCGGCGTTCGAAATGATCTGGACCGAGGGCGGCGGACTCGGCCAGGACGATCTCGTCGTGCCGGCGGACGTTCCGTCGGGCTACGTCGTCTGCGAGGACGCGGCCGTCCGGGTCGTCGGCGAGGAGAAGGACGAGCAGCGCGGCATCGTGCGGCGGGCCTACGGCGTCGTCGGCACCTGGAGGACGGCGCGGCTCGAGGACTTCGAGACCCGTCCGGGCAAGTGGTTCCGGGTCGGTGGTCTCGAATTCCCAGAAACGCTGCGCGCCGTCTTCCAGAACGGCTACGAGCAGGGGAATCGGCGCGTCGTCGAGAGCGTGAAGCACGCGATCGGCCTCGACGGATCGGAGGGCTGAGGAGGTGAGCGATGTCGCCACCCATCCCCGTATTGTCGCCGATGTCGGTCGAATCTGGGCCTACACGTTCCGGGAGTTCTACGCCGAAGCGGGGAGCCCGGACGAAGCCATTCTCGTCTCGGTGACGAAGACGTTCGCTCGCGCCATGGTCCGAGGAGATCTTCCCGCGAGGCCCGAAGAGCGCTGCCAGTCCTGTCGCGGCTACCGCTATCCGAAGGAGCTCCGCGAGATGGTCGCCATCGCGGCGGACGCGATGGAAAGGTTGGATGGTCCGTCCTCGTCAGGGTGGCCCCTGACGCCAACGCAGTACGGCGTCCTGCCGATTGTGGACTGGATCCGTTCCGTCCGCCAGGACGATCCTCGCCGCTACGCAAAGCTTCCGCGCATGAACTATCAGGCTCTCTGGCAGGCCCAGGACCGCTGGCATGCCGCCCTCGCGAAGCGGAAGACCGAGGCCGCCGCGGTCGACCTGGCTTCGTGCCCGGTCCTCCACCGGTACGACGACGGCTGGGCATGGGTGTGGGTCCGGACGGATGCGGAGCGAGACGCTGAAGGCGATGCCATGGGCCACTGCGTCGGGCAGGGCAGCTACGACAGGCTCGGCCGCGGCGGCGCGATCGTCTCGCTGCGCGATCCCGCCGGCCGACCGCACGTCACCGTGCAGATCGCAGGCGTGCGCCGCATGCAGGCGCAGGGCCGCGCCAACACGCCGCCGGCGGAGAAGTATGCGGCCCGGATCGCCGACGCGACCGTGCGCGTCGGCGCGGCGGTCACCGAATACGGGCAACCGCGCTGGCTCGACGATGTCGAAGCGATGGCGATCGTCACGGAGCACGTCGCCCGGAACGTCAGGAAGACGGGCCACGGCCCGGTCATGAGAATCGAAATCCAGCATGGCGTGCCGGCGCAGATCGCCCGGGCGATCGCGGGTCGTTGAGGAGAGGAGAGCAAGATGAGCAACGAAGAGAACGTAATGGCGACGTTGGGCACCACCACGCCGCCCGTCGTGCCAAGTGCGTTCGAGACCGAGTGGATGGCTAAGAACCCGTGGTTCGACAAGAAGGGGACCGATGTTCGATCCGTCAACGTTCGTCGTATCGCCGACCGTCTGCATCGCGAGGGTTATTCGGCCAACAGTCCCGCCATCTGGCGAGAGCTGGATCGCGAGTTGGCCGAGCTCGGCGACTCCGGGACCGTCTGCGTCAGGACCATGGATTTCGGCGGCGCGCTGCGGATGATGCAGGTCGGCGACCGGGTCTCCCGGCTGGGCTGGAACGGCAACAAGCTGCCGGGCGCTGGCGACGAGCCGCGCCTTTGGATCTGTAGCGGTGACCGTCAGGTCGACCTGCCCGCGGACAAGTTCTGGAATCCGCACACTAGGGCGTTCGCCGAACGGAACGGCGGGAAGGCGGACGTGCTGCCGTACCTGCTGATGAAGACCGCCGACGACAAGATCTTGATGGGGTGGTCGGCATCCAGCACCGACATTCTAGCCGCCGATTGGTTCATCGTACCGGAAACCGAGATCGAGAAGGTGCGCGGGTTCGACATTCCGGGCACGCCGTCGCGGCGGATCGTCGAGGAGGTCGAGTATCCCATCGAAGGCTTCGGATCGGCGTCGATCGAGGGCGAGGCATCGTCCTACGACGTCGCCCAGGAGGGCGTCACCCGGCGGGTCTGGACCTCGAACTACGCTCCGGGCGTCTACGCCTCTGGCGATCCGGCCGCCGTCGGCACGTCGACGCTGCCCATGGACTAGAAGCGCTACGAGGAGCTGCGCGAGAGCGGGGCCCGGAGGGGCATCCTCCCCTTCAAAATGATCGTCGCCGCCAGGATCGTCGCCGGCATGTCGGCGGATCCTGTGGAGATCGTCGAGGCCGAGCGGATGCTTGCGGCGGCGTTCGCGGCGAGGAGGGCGGCGCCATGACGATCAAGGTCGCCCGAATGGGTAGGCTGCCCGAGCACAATCCCTTCGCCGGCACCTGCTCCCACTGCCGGACGGCGATCGAGTGTGTCCGCGCTGACGGGGACTTCCAGGAAGGCGACTTCCGGGACCAGCACGACCACAGACATCTGAACGTCAGGTGCCCGACGTGCGGCGGCACGATCCACGCCTATTCAGTGAAGTCGGAGTGAAAAAGTAGTAAGATCGACACCCGACCTTCCGCGATGAAGCTACGTTTCCCGTTCCTTCTTCATCGTGACCAAGAGACGTTCGCGTGTAAGACGTGCGAGTTCCTTGTCAGTCTCCTTTCTCCTACCTTCGGGCGACGAACTTCGCAAGCCGGCGATCGCCTTGGCAATCGGCGCTTCGAGCTTTACAAAATGCTCCTTCCGAACCCGATCGAGCCGCCGCAGCTCACTCAGGTGGACTATAAACGACAACAACAAGTATCGGTTGTTTCGGAACTTCTCCGTTAGCGCCGTTGCGGTGACCGGTGTCGCCGGAAGTCGAAGGTCGGCGACCAAGCTCGTTCGGAAGAACTCGTAGATCTTCGGCTCGTTCTCTCCGTTCGGCGATGGTTCAGACAGCTGTCGTTCGAGCTTTTCAGTTCCCAATGCCCCGGACAGCAGCTTCACGTGCACGTGCGGCAGCATGAGCATCATCTTGCGTAGAAGAGTTGTGTCGCTCATGCCATGCGGAGCCTGGACTTCGTAGAGGGCTCCGTTGATCCTGATACGCCGTTCCTTTGCGAGCCGCGGCGCCAGCCTCAGCGACGCTACAAGGAGGATCGCCCAACCACGCCAGATCTCAGACAGATGCTCACGCTTCGTCGCGTCGGGAATCAACTCCATGTTCTTGATCAGTCCCGAATAAAGGAAGAGCGACAGTAGGATCTTGTCTCCATCCTCCGTGATGCTCGGACGAAAGACCTCCTGTCGGTCTTCGGCATCTGTCGGTATTTCCGTCTCCAGCTCGGCATCCTTCTCCGCCTCGGACAGCGGGGGCGAGGCGATTTCGCGTTCAAGTACTGAAACGGAGTCCTCGTCATCCCTAGGCAAGACGATCGAATCGAACTGGTTGAGATCCAGCTTTTCGAGGCCGGTCCATGTTTCGGCCAGAATTCGTTTGTGACGTTCCGCGATCTGAGTGATCAGCGCAACGTCGTTTCTCAGTTTGCCGGCGTAGTACTGTATCTCGTTGACGTACCTTAGATAGTGTTCGTCCGAGACGACCCATTCCTTGAACTCAGGGTCCGTAGTCATGCGGAGCGCGATAAAGTACTCCAAAACGCCGCGGTATCTGAAGCTAATTCTTGCCTCCGACCGCTCAACGAAGATGCGTGCCGACAGGAATTCGGCGAGGAGATCGTCGACCGGTTGGATGAGGCCGACGTTCTCTATGTAACTTCTCATCTCGGTCCGGACCGCTTCGCGGCTTGGAATGTAGTCGTCGTTTCGCGCCATCCATGCCGCAATGGACGAAAGCAGACTTGTCTTGTTAGTGTAGTCGAACGTTTCGCGTCGGCTTTGATCGATCGCGGCTTTCCTGAGTGTCGAGTCCACGAACTGTTCCATCAACACGGAACGGTTGATTGGTGAGAAGTTATATTTCTCTGCCAGGATCTCGATTAGGATCGAGCCGTTGGCCGCCGTGAACGGCAGATTGATCTCGCGGAACTCGTCCTGCAGCCGATCCAGCCAACCCTCGACATCGGTGCAGCGATCATCCTTGGCGAGCAGCTGGCGCATGTCGTTGCGGCGGAGTTCGAGAACCTCCACGAACTCGAACCTGACCGGCAGCTCCGGGTCAATCGAAGCCCCCATCTTCGTAGCGGAATACTGAGGACTGGAGATTACGTATCTCGCCTTCGGATACCGTTCAACGAAGTCACGAACGACCTTCATGCGCTTGCCGTCGTGGAACATCACATCGTCGATCATGACGCAGGCGTGTCCAAGCTTGAGGAGCGACTCGAGGTCGTTCGCATCAGGCGTTTCCTCGCACCCGGCCTTAGCTTTCCTCAGCATATTATCGGCATTCACGCTGATGTCGGCGAAGTCGATCAGGACCGGCACCCTCGGGAACCTCACCATCGGCGCATCGCTAAGCAGGCGGTAGCGTAATTCGCGCAGAAGCGTGGTGCGCCCGTACTCGGCGCGTGCGTAGAGGATTAGATTCGCGTCGCCTTCGACGACCTCCTTGAATTGGATCGGCGTTTCGGCCTGGACCTTCGTGTCGTCCCCCGACTCTTCCTGGATGAACGTGCGCCTCAGCGGTGGGGCAACGAACCGATCGTGCGACTCGAGATCGCCATGGCTCGCGTTCTCGCGGCCGAGCAGCGCCTCGAGAGCCGGTCCACGCAGATGATCGCGAAACGCGGCTTCGTCTACCGGAGCGGCGATCTTGCGGAAGTGTTCGCGTGCCTCCTGGGAGGGCCACCAACGTCCCTCCCTTACGACGTCGGTGCCCTCGTCGAACTCGTCGCGGTCCTTGAAGTACGATCGGACGAGGATCTCCGCGTGACCGTTGCTGCGGTCGAGGGTGATCAGGGAATAGCCGTTGTAGTACTCCTTGCGGCTGGTGAAGATCGCGCCGGCCTGATCCGTCATGACCTCTCCGCGAAGTCCGACGATGTTGCGCGGTTGCGGATCGTGCATGTGGCCGAACAGATGGATCTGCGCGTGCTTCGTAATCTCGGCTTCGAGATAGCGGGCCGACTGTTCGCTGAGATGCGCGAGCGGATGGTGCGTGACGAAGATGCGCAGCGAGCCTTCCTTGAGGACGCCGACCGCATCCATAACGGCATATTCCGGAACGACTAGATTGCGCTCGTCTCTGTCATGCGACTTGTGGCCGCCGGTCGATAGTACGGCCGTGTTGAACGTTACGACATCTACGTTCAGCGCTTCGATGTGATCGACCGTGACGAATGCGTTGGTGAGCTTACGTGCGCTACCTCGAAAACCCGTGCTAAGAAACTTTTCGAGGTCTAGGTAATTCGCAAATTTCTCGGCGACAGCGGCGTCAAAGGCCCGGGCTTCGTGCAACTCGTTGAATTTTTCGGTTTCGTCCTGCTTGCCAACGAGCGCCCGCCACTCCCGAGTTTCGGTCTCGAACTTCTGCAAACCCACCCAAGAAAGATCGTGATTGCCAGCCGCGATGTAGATGCGCTCGTCGCTGCAGCCTGTCGCTTTGGAAACTCGGTCCAAAAGGAAATCGTAGGCGACGTCGTGGAGATCCGTTCCCGCAGCCTGAACTAGGTCGCCAGTGAACATTACGAGATCTGGTTTGCGGTGGCCTATGCATATGCTCCGAAGGTCGGCCACGAGCGCGTCAACGATCGGTTTCTGCTCCCGGATTCGTCGGGAGGAGTAGTGGAAGTCGCTGATGTGGAGGATTGTGAAAAGGGAACTGTTAGCCATTCAGTGACGATATTGCCGACCTTCCGGTTCTACAAGCTACAACCTTCGGTTCGACGTTCGTCTGGCGGTAGAATTGTATAAGCATCCACAACTATCATAATTTCTCCTGACACCTAGCCTTCCGCAACCCAGCTGGCCACACATTGCGGTACGTCAAACGGGACGCGCGACTGCACGTCGTGCTGCTGCGCACGATCAAAAACCGCCCGCCGATCATGTCGGCGCAGCATGCCGTCTTGGTGCGGTCCTTCGTCGTGCCGATCAGGATGGTCGCAGGCTAGTCTAAACGCCTGCACTCCTTGCCATCAGCGACGACGGCGTCGAAGTCGATAAGCCCGCCCATGGTCTCTTCCCGGAAATTGCCGCGTGCGAAATCGGCGTCCAGCAGTCGTACGGGCGAATCTAGCGAGTTCTCGGCAGGCCGGGATATCGACGAGGCGACGACCCGCAGCCCGTCGTCCGACCTCCAGACCGTTCCGAATCGCACCGTTTCCGCGTCCTCAGCCGGCGCCTCGCCCTCGGCGCGGGTCACCAGGAGGGCGTCGGTCCCGTCCGTCGTAATCCGGACGAAGCGGCGGTTGGCCTTCAGACCGTCGGTGCCGAGGCCGTAGCTCTCGCAGACCATTGAAGCCGCGCCGGCATCGGTCGCCATCGCGAGCACGGCGATCGCCAGCATCGTCCTCATTCCGCTTCTCCGTGCACGCAGTTCGCCAGGACGACCTCGTAGACTGTCACCGCAGCCGGGTTGTCGAAATCGCCGGGGTTGTCCGCCATGAACCGCCGGAGGTCGATCACCCGCTCGTCGTCGGTCCTCGCCTTGAGGCAGGCCTTCACGGCCTCGTCGCACGCCGCCGGCACGGAGAGGAAGGGCAGGGTGCGCAGGCCGTCGGCGTAGCCCCGAAGGAAGATCTTCAGGTCTCCGTCCGACATGGCGGCGAGGTTCCGCGTCGGGACACTGCCGGCCTGGAGCTTCACCTCGACGGTCGGAAGGACGCAGCCGGGCGCGGCGGCGGTGGGACCGGAAGCGACCACCAGCAGGACGACGAGGGCAGGGCGCATGAGCGATTCTCCGGATTGCCGTGCTGGATGATCGGACGAACGAGTCTTCGAGTCCACGACGGGCGATGGAGTGACCCAAGCTGTCGCCGATGCTAGCCTCGGTGGGTATCGGTCGGAGTCGGCATGTCGGACGCAGTCGCAGTCGTAGTCGAAGAGCAGCTTGAGATGGCCGAGCTGATCGCCGCGCCCGTCGGCCCACGCAGCCGCCACTTCCTCATCGACAGCAACGTCTTCATCAAGGAGCGGGTGAACTTGGACAGCCGGCTCTTTAACGAGCTGAAGGCCGCTGTCGAGGAGTTCGACCTGGTGCTCCACTTCGATCTGCTGATCCTGTTCGAGGTGACCCGGTGGCTGACGGAGCAGATGGAGGAGATGGCGCGGGAGCAGCGCAAGAACGCCAAGCACATTGAGTCATGGAACAAGCGTTTCCCGCTGGACGCCGTCGCGATCGGGCCCTCGATCGACGTCTCCGCCGCCGTGACCTCCGTTAGGTCCAGGTTCGTCCTGCGCCTCCTGTGGCAATACCGTGCCGTGCAGCACGACCTCGATACGATCGAGCTGCCCGGGATCCTCGAGCGATACATGGCTCGCCAGGCGCCGTTCGAGGCGCGGGAGAGCAAGGAGTTTCCGGACGCCTTCATCGTCGATGCAGCCAGGACGTGGGCGTGGGAGAACAATGCCGACGTGCATATCGTCACCCTCGACGAGGCGATGCTCGCACATGCCGGTTCGACGCCTATGCTCGTACCCGTCAAGGGCCTGCCGGCGTTCCTCGCCATGCTCGCCGAGGCGAAGGACCCCGAGGTCGTCGCGCTGATCGATCGGATCGTGGACGAGCAGGACTTCATCGACCAGCTCTTCCATCGAATGGACGTCGCGCTGCGGACGGCGGAATTCGTCTACCGTGGCACGAGCCTGGAGGCGGCCACGGTCGACGGGACGGAACTCCGGGAGATCGGGCTGACGGAAAATTGGAAGGTCTTATCAGTCCACGGACCGATCGTCGCCATGACCGCCAGGTTCCAGGCCCTTGTCGGCCTGGAGGTCGATTGGGTCGGTCAGATCGAGGATGAGGACGGCGGGCGTGCGCACGGTCGGGATGAATGGGACGACGAAGTGAAAGGCCGCTTCTTCGTCCAGTACGACCGCCTGTTCCACAACGTCGTAAGGGTCGAGATCCTCACGTCGCTCGACTTCGGAGAGCCGTACGATGAATACGACGACGACTATTTCGATAACGATCGGTGATGTCGGTCCACGACGGATAGTTCTTCAGCGAGGCACGGGGCTGCACGTCACGTCCATTCGGACGCTGGAGTACGGCCGGCCAATCACGCATGCAGAGGAGTCTGTCCTGGCACGTAACTTCGGCGTCCAGCCGGACGAGTTCACGCGCTGACCATAGCGATAGGAGAGGTCGCCACCGCGATCAGGTCGTCTCGAACTTGTTGTGAGGCGTCTTCAGCACGAAGGCGGCATACATCTCCAACATCGACTGCGTGATCGCATCCTCGATCTCGACGTAGCGGAACGTCATCGTCCGGACCTGGCCCTTCGCCAGCTCGAACGCCGCCATGAACTCCGGATTCTCCTCGAGCCACTTCCGCGAGCCTTCGCCCTGCTGGTAGGTCGGCTTGTCCCAGCCGGTAGCCTTGCGTGCCAGGAGGAAGGCGAAGCCCGCCGACTGCGTCTTCGAATACTCCTTCCGATGACCGGACAGCCGTTTCCTCAGGTTGCGCGTCCGGCCGACGTAGAGCGGGCCGTCCGCGTTGGTGAAGAGATAGACGCCGGCGGCTTCCGGCGGCTTGGACTTGGGGTCAGCATCTGAGATCGGCGGGCAGGCCATCAACATGGCGTGGAGGGGCGCCAGGCGCTCCACGAGCTTCGCAAATTCCGGATCGAGGGCGGCCGGCTTCTCCGTACGGGTAGTCATGGGACGCGAAGGCTCTCCAACTGCGCAGCATCCGTAGGTGGCAGGAAAACAAGATCTTTTCACCGAAATCCACAGCGGCAGATCGGCATCTATTCCTATTCGCAATGTTCACGATATGTTCGATCGCTAGGTTGACCGAGTCGCGCCCTGGGAATCTAGCATGCTCCATCTCTCGAACCGTCCCCATCCGATCACGGCCATACCGCCCGGCTTCCGCCTCCGCGTCGTCGCGTCCGCCGGTGCCGGCTTTCCCTCGCCGGCTCAGGACTGGGAAGACGACGCCCTCTCGCTGATCGAGCTCCTGCGCATCGACCGGCCGGCGGCCTTCGTCTTCCGGATATCCGGATCGAGCATGGTCGAGGCCGGGATCGAGGACCACGACATCGTCGTCGTAGACCGGGACGCCAGGCAGCGCAACGGCTCCATCGTGATCGCGACCGTCGAGGGCGGGTTCGTCTGCCGGCAGCTCTGCATTAAGTCGGGCGTCGCGTATCTGGAGCACCGCAACAGCCGCCTGACGTACCCGATCTGCATCTGCGACGAGACCGTCGAGATTTTCGGCGTCGTCCGTGCCAGCGTCCGGGATCACCAGCGATGACGTGGGCCTTGGTCGACGTCGAGAACTTCTACGTCTCGTCCGAGCGCGTCTTCGATCCGAAGCTCCGCGGCGTGCCCGTCCTCGTCCTATCGAACGGCGACCACTGCGCGATCGCGAGGTCGGCCGAGGCGAAGGCGTTCGGCGTCAAGATGGGCGCCCCCGTCTTCAAGATGCGCGACCTGATCCGCAAGCACGGCTTCGAACTGCGGTCCTCGAACTACGAGCTCTACAGCGACATGAACCGGCGCTTCAACGCCGTGATCGCCGAGTTTTCGGACCAGATCGAGATCTACTCAATCGACGAGTCGTGGTTCCGGCTGCCGGTCCGCCCGGACGGCCTCGGCGATACGGCGACGGCCTTGGCGGTGATCGCCAAGATCAAGCGGGACACCGGCCTGCCGACGCGCATCGGCCTCGGCCCGACCCGCACCCTGTCCAAGGTCGCTAACGGGCTGGCTAAGGCGGGCGAGAAGGTCTTCGGCGGCGTGATCGACCTCCACGACTTCGAGCTGCGCAAGCGCCTCTTCCAGAACTGGCCCGTCGAAGAGGTATGGGGCATCGGCCGCGCTCTGGCGGAGCGTCTGCGCCCGCTCGGGATCCGGACGACGGCCGATCTGGCGGCGATGGACCCGCACCAGGCGCGCAGCGTCGGCACGGTCGTGCTGGAGCGGCTGGTGCGGGAGCTGAACGGGATCGGAGACGAGCAGCTCGTGGTCGAGCCTGAGAAGCGCCAGGCGACGGCCGTGACGCGTATGTTCGGCGAGCCCGTCACCGACCTGGACAGCCTGCGCGAGGCCATGGCGCGGCGGGCGGCGAGGGCGGCCGAGAAGATCCGGGAGCAAGGCAGCGTCGCCGGCCGGCTGATCGGCTTCGCGCACGGGAACGGCCGGAAGGCGAACGCGCCTAGCGCGCAGCGGTCCTGCCGCCTGTCGCCACCAACGAACGATACCCGCATGATCGTGAAGTGGGCGAGCCGCATGGTGGAGAGCATGTGGCAACCCGGCGGCGTCTACACGAAGTGCGGCGTGATGCTCGAGGACCTGACGGATCAGGGGCGGGAACAGACGGACATGTTCGCGGCGATCGACGGCCGGGGAGCGGACCTGATGTCGGCGATGGACACTCTGAACGCCAGGTTCGGTCGCGAGGCCGTCGCGCTCGGCGCCGCCGGCATCGGCGCTCGATCCTTCGACACGAAGCGTGCGATGAAGAGCCCCGCATGGACGACGCGGCTGGCGGAAATCCCGGTCGCGAAGTGAGGAGGACGGAATGAATCTTACGGGCGCCGCCGGCGAGCACTACGTGATGAGCCAGCTCCTGCGACGCGACTTCATCGCCGCGCTCGCGCCCGTCGGCGTGCCCAACACGGACATCGTCGTCACGGACGCCGTCGGCGACCGCCTTGCATCACTACAGGTGAAGTCCCGTCGTGAGCTTGGCGGGGACGGTGGTTGGCACATGGGCAAAAAGCACGAGGCGATCGTCGGCGAACTGTTGTTCTACTGCTTCGTCGATTTTGGCGTCGATCTGAAGGCGCATCCGAGATGTTGGGTGCTGCCAAGCGCAGTAGTCGCCGAGACCATTCGCGAGTCGTATCGGGTTTGGCTCTCGACACCGGGAAAGGGTGGTAGGATGCGCAACTCGACGGATCACCGGCGCTTCCTTCCGAACTTCGATCGAACCGGCATCTCGATCGAGCGCGGGGCAGGATGGCTGGACCCGTATGAGGACAACTGGGAGCAGTTGCGCGGTGTCGTCTGACTCCACGCAGCGGCCGAACCCTGCCATCCTGCCGACGGGAAAGCTTCGGGAGGATTCGATGGCATCTAAAAAAGACGCTTCAATTACGGTTCTGCTGACGTACCCCTCACATCGCCAATTTTTCGGATCGGGCCCAATCGAGCCCAGCCGTTCCTACTATCATGACCGTAAGATGTCCCTCTGGACGGCGAACGGGTCGTTGACGGCCGACGTCTGGATGACGATCGAAGACGCCCCGAAGTTCGTCGACGCCATGGTCGCGGCAGCGCTGAACTACTCTGCCGCAGGATATCACAGCGCCCAGAATCGGGCTCTACGAGAGATGCGGAGCGAGACCAAAGACGACCGGAAGGCGGCACGCGTGGAACTGGCGGACGCGTTCGAAGCGGCCGCAAAACGACTGAGGGAATCCAAGAAGCCGTGACCGGGGCAGATAAGACCATGCGGTGGGAGTAGGACGGAATGGGATTGATCTCGATCGCAGCGTTGCTGATCTCGGGCGCGGCCACCGCCGTATCGGGATCGTGGTTCGATCATCGCGCTTGGCGCGTTCTGGTGTTCCTCGTCTCCACCGTGATCGGGTGGGTGGCAGCCTGGACGCTTGCGTTCCAAACCGACAAGGATCTCCTGATTCCGGCAATCGGGCAGGGCTTCTGGCTCTCTGCCATCGGAGCCGCGCTGGGCATGTGGGTCCGCCGTAGATATGCGACCGGGAAACCCATCATAAGTGCCCGCGGCATCGGCACGGTCGTAGTTGTGTGCCTTGCCGTCGCCGCCGGATACGGGGTCGGTCTCACCGTTTCCGGGATGAAGCAGACGACGTATCTGATCGGCGTGGAGCCGATCGATGCGACGAACGAGACCGAGGTCTTGCGCTGGATCGACGCCCCTGACCGCGACGTCGTGCATCGATGGGGCCAAGTCGCACTGCATGGAATGCACTGGAATTTGACGATCCCCTATACGTCCGCGTGCGTCAGCGGATTGTCCGCATTCCTCCTTCGACGACGCGGACGCGCCCCGAGCGGTGAGAATGCGGAGCGAGTCAAAGCGGACGGTTAACCGCACCCGGACCTCGAGCTTGCGCTTCTCGGCGCCATCGTCATAGCCTCCTCTCGATCGGCACAGGCCGGAACACGAAGGCGGACGAGCCTGCATGCGAGACCACTCCCATCACGAGGTCCGTCTGGGCGATATCCGGACTGCCTTCCGCGTTTTGTCCGCCTACGGCCGGATCGACCCGGCGACCGCCGGCGCCGTCGCGAAGGCGATGTGCCGCGCCGTCGCCCGCAACACGTGCGGCCTGCGCCTTGTGCCGTGCCGCATCTACGGCCGCCGAGGCCTACCGGCGCCCGAGGACCTGCCATCCGAGATCGCCGAATGGCAGCACCGCGCCGTCGAAGCCGGGTTCTTCTACCGCTTCGACCAGCGCGACCTACGGATGGTGCGCGACTGGGTGCTGAGCACGCGGGAGCGCGACCCGAGGCTCTACGGGAAGATTCCGCGCATGGACTGGCCGGCGATCCGCGCCCATGCCGAGCGCCGGCACGCCCGCATCGCGAAGGCCGCCGCCAGAACGATCGGCAGGGCCGCGACGCCCGGTCACGTCATCCTGCGCCTCGACGGCGGCTGGACCTGGCATCTTTTGGACACGCCCGAACTCCTCGACGCCGAAGGGGCGAGCATGGCGCACTGCGTCGGCGGCGGGAACTACGATCGCGACTGCCTGATATTCTCGCTCCGCGATCCGGCCGGCGTCTCGCACGCGACTGTGGAGTTCGTCGTCGGAGGCGGCCGGATTTCGCTGGCCAACGAGGCGGGGCCACGGAACGCCAGGCTCGGCGACGAGCACAACGCCGCGATCCTCCGGCTCATCCGCCAGATCGGTGCCTACGAGCCCGGACGGTCGATACCCTGAGATCTTGCGTCGCTACGGCGTATGCATGATGCGCCGGCGCATGGCCGGAGACAGATGGCGAAAGGCCTGCACATGTCCGACCCCCGCTTGACCGACGTCCTCTGGATCCATTCCCGTCTGCGCCGGCCGCCGTTCGGAGACATCGAAAGTCCCGTGGTGCTCCATGTCGTCCGACAGATCGCCAAGGCCGTCGCGACGCGGACGTATCCGCACTACCTTGAAGTCGCTCCCCAGCCGTACGCGTACGGAAAGCAGTATGCCCATCTCGCCGCCAGGACGTTCGCGCAGAGCCGCGTTCTGGAGCGCATGTCGGCCGAAGCCGCGAAGGCCGCCGTCCTGCACATTCCCCCGGGATGGGATCTGGACCCGATCGGCGACTGGATCGCGCATGTCGAGAGGACCGAGCCGGAGGTCTGGGACGCCATAACCCGCATGTCGTTCTCGGAGATCGACCGCCGGCAGCGCGCCTGGCATCTCGGAATGCAGGAAGCGGCCCAGATCGTCGCCGCCGAGGCCGAGGTCGTGCACCGCTACGACGACAACGGATGGACCTGGCAGCACCTGCGGACGAAGGCGCAGCGGCAGGAGGAGGGGCGCGTCATGCAGCATTGCGTCGGCAGCGTCAGCTTCGACGGCCTGGAACCGACAAGCGGAGTCTTCTCCCTTCGCGACGCCGACGGCCGGTCGCAGGCCACCGTGCTCCTGCACGGCACCTGGATCGCGCAGGCGTACGGACCCAGTAACGAGCAGCCGTCCGACGACGCCATTCTCAAGATCGACGAACTCCGGTTTCATCTCGGCGAGAACCTCAGCGCCGGCGTCTGCGCCTGGACGGGCGACGGCGAATTCCCGGCCGGATGGGAAGCCGTCCAGCTCGACCCGATGCCGACCGAGGAGACGGAAGAGGAGCGCGCCCGCAGACTCGATTTCTGACCCGTGAGAGCGGATCCGTCCCTTTCGCGGCTCGACGCCGAAACAGCCACCAGAGGCCCCGAGGATTCGTCCTGCGGGGCCGTTTCCGTGTCCGGCGGCGTCCCGCCCCATGCAAACAACTGCAATCAGGCCGATTCAGTCCGTTTTCGGGCCCAGAGTCACGAAACCCGAGTCAGATGAATCCGGACGCGGGCGGCGAGGGGCGGCTGGAGCCTTTGTGGCGCAAGGGTTTCGGCGTCCCATGCAGACAACTGCAATCGGCGCGTTTTTTCGACTGCAATCGCTCCATGCACACAGGGCGGCGGACGGGGCGGATTCGGCGGCGGAATCGCCCGGAGCGGCGGGGGAAAGGGGAGGAGCGGCGGCAGAGGGGAACGTGTGCAGGAGGCAGACGGGAAAAGTGTTTGCCACGCATACGGGGAGGGGGCCGGAATTTTGAAAACGGTGCGTGTCTTCAGAGGGGTCATGTGCCCTCTATCACGACGGCGAACCCCCTCCCCCCGGCGGGCGGCCCCGGGCGGCGGCGGGGGGTCGGCGGCGGCCCCGATACGGCGGCGCTCGGACGTGCGCGCATGCCCGAAACCCTTGCGGCGCAGGCGTTTCGGCCTCGTCGGCATACGTCCGATAAGCGAACGTTATCGGACGTATGGGGCTGGATGCGATGGGTGTGCACGGTATGCGGACCCTTGGGCAGCGGGCATGCGGGATGGAGAACGGGCGGGCGCGCAGGCGGGCAGGCGGGCGCACGGGATATGGGGCGGGCGTGCGTGGATGGGGCGGAGCCTGGCCCGGGGGATCATCCCGACATCGGCTGCGGAGTCTTCCGTCTGCGTCCGGCATCGGCGTCAGCGATCGTCCTGTCCCGTCTGCATCCTGCACTAGGCGCGTCCGCCGTCCTGCCTCGTTCGGCTGCGTCCTGCCCATGCATGGCTGCGCTCGCAGGCGGCGGCGCCTTGCGCCCTGCCGCCGCCTGCCCACTCTGGCTGCGTCCTGGTCGGCTACGGCTGCGTCGGGCAGGAACGGCGGCGCTGCGTCGTGTGCGGCTGCGTGTCGGCCGGCCGGCGCCTTGCGCCCTGCCGTCCGGCCGGTATCGTGCGGCGTCGAGGAGCCACGCATGCAGACCTTCTACACCCGAGTCGTCCCGTTCGCCGTGTTCGCGTTCGTCCTCTGGATGGGCATCGGCGCCTTGGACAGGATCGACGCCAAGGTCGCGAAGGCGTGCGGCCGGGTCGAGAACTGCGTGACGATCGGCGACGAGCGCTACCTGCTGTCCATCGCCGTGCTTCTGGCGGCGGGCGTGCTGGCCTGGGCGAGCGTCCGCTTCAACACGTCTGTGGAGCGGTAGCGCGATGGGCTTCGTCTTCCTGCTGATGCTGGCGGCGATGGTCGGTGTCGGCGTCTGGGCGTTCGCGACCGACGCGGGCAAGCGTGCCGAGTACCTGGCGGAATGGCGCGCCTCTCCGATCTCGACCACGGCGACGCTCGTCTTCGTCGCGCTGACGCTGCTGTTCTTCGCGTGCGTGTTCGTGCCGCCGTTGGGCATGGTCGAGATCAGGATCGACCGCGAACGGTGGCACCTCTGGAGCCTGACGGGGATCACCCTGATCGGCTACGTCGCCGTCGTCCTCGTCGTGATGCTCGTGCTGGAGAGCAGGCGGGAAAGCGAGAAGAAGCGTCGGCGCGGCCGTTGACGGTCTGTGTGCATGGCCGACGGGCGCACGGGCGTTCGCATGCGTGGGCAGGATGCATACACCTTTCCGCGTGGGCAGGATGCAGACGGCGGCGCGGCGACAGGCGGGCGTGTGCATGGCCGACGGGAGCGGCGGCGGCGAGGGCGGTGCTGCGAAGGGGATCAGGATATACTGGAGGATACGGTGCGACGCGTCGGCCGGTCGTCCGACACGTGCAGGTGTCTATGGCTGCGCTGCGTCGATGCAGGGCGGCGTTCCGGTCGGATGCGCGTCAGAACAGGTACGCGAACGCGGACGCGTCTCTGCGGTCCTGCTCGATCTCTTCAGGCGTCGGCTCGGGCGGCTCCTCGATCGGATCAGCCGGCGGCCTGTACGCCTCGGCGAGCTCAAGCAGGGCGCGGCGGCTCGGAGCCCTGAGCAGGGCGTCGTAGGTCGGATGCCGGAGGACGTGGAACCGCTCCTCGGCGAGGCGGGGGAAGCGGGCGACCTGTCGGCCGTTGTGCTTCTTCGGTCGGGCGAGCAGGCCCACGAACCGGAAGACGTCCATGCCGTCGTGCCTCGACTGTTCGACGGCGAGCGGCATGAAGAAATGCTCGACGAGGTCCAACGCGTCGAAGTGCTCCTGCGCCTCCTCGACGGTCTCGATTTGATAGGAGACCTGAGCGCCGTAGATGTCTCGACCCTCTCGCACGGGCGCGACGTCGGCGGTCCCACGCTCGGCAGGGTAGAACTCCACTCCGAGCCACGGATCGATGACGGCGACATGCGCCTCGATGCGCTTCTCGATGTCGAGCGCCCGGTCGATGCGGCCGATGTCCAGCGTGCGGTCCGCCTCCATCGCGGCGAGGGCCTTCCGGCCGGCGACGGTCAGGATGGAGGCGCCCGGGTTTCTCGGGATCCAGCCCTTGCGGTTCATGTCGTTGAATCGGTCGGGGGCCCGCGCCGAATTAGGCATCGTGCGGGCGCCGTCGAAGCCCTGTTCGGCGAGTCTATTCAGCAGGGCGTAGTCGTATTCGGCAGGTGTCGTCATCGTCTTCCCTTCGATCCTGCCGCGAGGATCGAAGGGATCGCTTACCGTGAGGTGAACGGCCGGATCAGCCGGCGGCGATCTTCGCGAGCGCGTCTCCGGCGGCGAGGCGACGCTCGTACTCGTCGATCGCGGCGAGCTCGGCGCGCAGGCTGTCCCGGAGCATCGCGAGGTCCAGCCCTTCCGCGACCAGGCGCAGGACTTTTCGACCGTAGAGGTCGGACGAGAAGCCGCTTGTGGTCGGAACGCCGGCGGCGAGCATCGGCGGGACGTGCGCGGGGACGGGCGAGACGCGGTCGCGCCAACGCTCGATCGTCCTGCGGGAGCAACCGAGGACGACGGAGAGGGGGGCGATCCAGTCGGGACCGAAGAGCGCCGCGGCGCTCTCCTTCCAGTCGGTCGTTGGGGTCATGGTCATGATTAGAAGCCCCCGAGGACGGTGCGGTAGTTCTCGATCCAGTAGCTGGCCTTCTTCGCCCGCTTCAGCGCCGCGTTCTTCGGCTCGCGCTTCTGGACGGCGTCGCGGATGCGGAGCGCCCAGGCGACCTGCTTCGGCGAGCCGGTCAGCAGCGGCAGGCCTTCGACGACCTGCTGGCCTTCGGTCTCGACCTTCGCCGCCTCGGCGGTAAGCGTGGCCTTCTTCTCGGCGAGCTCGGCCTCGCGGCGGGCGGCTTCGATCTTCATACGCTCCAGGCGCTCGCGCTCCTCGACGACGAGACGCGCCTGACGCGCTTCCTCGGCGACGCGGGCCTGCTCGGCGCGGACCTGGGCCAGTTCGTAGCCGACGGGGAAGAGGGCGCGCTTCACGGTCTCGATCGTGCTCGCCGGAACGATCTTCGTGACGCCGTCGAACGTGGAGACGTAGTACGTGACGGCCCGCGTCGACGACACGTTCACTCCGTCCATCCGATACAGCCGGTTTGCTTCCAGTTGCCACGAGATCCAGCCGCTCCTCCGCGACCCGGACATGCCCTCGGACGTGTACTGCATCCGCCGCACGTCGCCGTAGTCGCGGTAGACGGAGACCGTCGGCGTGATCGCGCCGCCGCCCCGGATGTAGTTCGTGTACTCAAGATCGGCGCGGACGTAGCCCTCGCGCCCGACCTCGATGCGTTCGCGGACCGGAGCGGCCGGCTTGCGGGCGTCGGCCCAGGCGGTGGCGAGGGCGGCGCGGAAGAAGTGGCGGGCCTTGCCGCCGAAGCGGGCGGCCGCGGCGCGGGCGGAGGCCCAGGCGGCGGTCATGACAGCGGCGAGGGAGATGGTGGTGGCGGTCGTGGTCATCGGAGCGTCTCCAGAAGGGCAGGCCCAATGCCTTCACCCATGTCGTATACATATACGACAGCACCTCGCGGTGTCAACATGCTATGCGACAGAATTGAGGCGAATCCGCTCAGTCGGGCTGCGGCAGGATCGGCTCGATGTCCGCATAGCCGATCTCGCCGACGACGGTCGCGATCATGTCGTCGAGAGCGGACAGCATGAGGAGGTCGTCGTAGTCCAGGCCGTCGAGCGCGGGATAGCGGCCTCGGGTCCGGCGGTACGCCTCTGCGAGAGCGGCGTGATAGAGAGCGGCGCTGTCCGACATCAGAAGCCTGCGCCGATCGCCGCATCCTCGACGTCGTCCTCGGCCGTGCGCGGCGCCGGTGCAGCATGGACGAGCGCCTGGTCGGGTCGGCAGGCGCGCTCCGTCCGTAGCTTGAGACAGCGCTTCACGCCACGCTCCGTCGGTGCCGACACCCAGCTTCCGTCGACAAGGCACTGCATCATGTATCGCTCGGCGAGCTCTATCCGCCCGAAATCGTCGATGAGGCCGCGCACGAGGTGCAGCACGCTGCCGTCCAGCAAGATCCGGGCCGTGTCCGAGAGCGCAAAGAGAGCTCCCGGCGTCTGCGTGCCGAGGAGCCGGGCGGCCTCGTCGAAGGCGGCCTCGTCGTACCAGACGTGCAGACCAGGCTCCGTGGGGTAGCCGCGGCCGTTCGCGCCCTTCGCGGTGTAGCTGGCGCGTGCCGTTTCGCTCGGCGTCGCTGTAAGACGGACGCGGGCACCTCGTCTGCGGTCGAGCCATTCTCTGATCGCGTCGCGCTGCCGGTTCGTCCGGTCGTATGCCCCGTCGGCCTCCAACGCCGCGAGAGCCGAGACGCCTTTCGCCGTCAGGGTGTAGTCGGGGTAGATGCCGACGCCGCGCTCGATCGAGATGAAGCCGCCGATCTCGAGGGCGTGGTAGGCCTTTGCCATCGGGTGCGTGGACATGCCTTGACCTCGATCGCGCCGAGAGAATTCGCGGACACGCTGCAGGATCCGGTAGCGGTAGGGGGTCAGTTCGGCCGCGTCGCTCATGCCGGCAGCCTTTCTATCGGGACGCCTTCGACCGGCAGGGCCGTCGCCGTCTTCTCCGTCAGCGCCACGCCGATCGCCTCTCGCCAGCCGCGGTAGCCGTCGGCGGCGATGCCCTTCTTCGCAAGCCACCAGCGCTCCTCAGGCTTCATCGACATCCAGTTCAGGGTCGCAGCCCTGATCTCGTTCGACAGCCTGGTCTCAGTCGCGAAAAGAAGGACGAGCAACTCGAGGCCGAGCAGTCGTTCGAGGTGGTTGTGGCCGGGCTTCCAGCGCGAGACCTTGATTTTACGTTCCTTCAGGCGGCGGTTGAGCTCGGCCTCCGCCGGCGCGGCGACGACGCTCCAGACGGACTTCGTCGTCGTGAAGCGCAGCTCGCGGACTCCCGGCGAGAGTTCTTCGTAGACGTGGACCTTGGCGAGGTCGTACCGCCAAGTCGGGACGTCGACAATGAAGCCGGCCGTTTCGGGATCGACGGGACGGCCGAATCCGCGGGTCTCCGGCATCCGGGGCTTCTTGGCGATCGCGCTCATGCGGCTTCTCCTTCCTGTGCGGTGACGATCGGCTCAACCACGCGTCTCGCGACGAGCCGGTCCGCGATGTGGGCGGCGCCCGGCTCCTCGATGGTGGCGATCATGCCGTTCGGCTTCCTGACCGGCTCCGGCCGGGACCACTTACCTTGGGCGTTCTTCCAAGCCGGCATCGCCGGCGTCGGCACCCAGCCGTGGCGGGCGAGCATCTCGACGACGTTCGGGACGCGGCGGTGCTGCTCCGTCGCGGCTGTCCGAATCTTCCCGTACCCGGGCTCGAGGCGCAGGACGAACGTGCGCAGCGGCTTGGCCGCGTCGGCGGCCACGGTCTTCTCGGCGAGTACCGCGATGAGGCGAGAGAGGGCGACGTGCTTGCCCTCGGCCTTCGTCGAGGTCGCGGCGTCGCCGGACCGCACACGCGCATGCCACGTGCCTTCGACAAGCCGCACGGTGCACGGCTGGCGGTTGAGCAGCATGTGGCCGTCGTCGGCCGGCATCCGGAGCGTCAGCTCGTTGAAGCCCTTGCGGCGTGCAAGCGCGTTGGCGACCGCGGACACGGTGACGTCGGACGCGTGGTCGGCGCCGCCGTTCAGGGCGACCGTGACGCTGGGCGGTAGAAGGAGAGGCGCGTTCGTCATGCAGCCCTCCCGGTGCTGAAGTCCTCGACGATGCCGGCGAGGTGCCTGAGCATTGCGAAGCGGGGGGAGTCGCTCAGCAGGAGCGGGTTCGCCCGGCGGCGGATGTCGGCGACGATCCGCTCGGCGGCGCCGGGCTGCTGGAGGTCGCGGTAGGCCCGGCCGAAGGTGGCCTTGTAGTCGTCGCCGGCCTTGTGGACGGCCTTCGCGGCGGCGTGGGCGGCGGTGAAGAGAGAGGTACTGGCCATCTGGTGAATCCTCGATCGGATGCGAAGAGGGCCCGCCGGAGCGGGCCCTGTCGGATCAGGCGGCGATGTCTTCGAGATCGTCGGAGCGGTTCGCCTTGGCGCGCTCGCGGATGGCGGCGGCGCGGGCCGGCCACGTCTCGGCGTCCCACTCGGCGTACGCCTTCTCGGCGCCGGCCATCTGTTTCGCGGTCACGCCCATCCGACGGGCCTCCTTCCGGACGTCGGCGATGTCCTGGTGGATCGTCTCGACCTCGTGCGGCAGGCATGTCTTGAGCTCGTCCTCGAGGCGCTCGATGCGCTGGCGGAAGCTGAGGTGGGTCGCGACGCGGAACTCGCGGTCGGAAGCGAGCAGGGTCTTCTTGTGCTTCTCGGTGCGGATCTCGGAAGAGGTGCGCTTGGCCATGGGTGTGTCCTTCGATGCTGGGTGTCGGCATCTGCGTGCCGTGATCGAACTATGCGCCTTCGTTAACCAATAATAAATATACCAATTACTGTCACAAACGAGAATCTTATGCCGCGTTATATCGCGTCCCGTATGCGCTGCAGCACCACCATGTCGACGATCGCCTTCGCGACGGCGGAGACCCGTTCCCGCCGTCCGTCTGGCAGATCCGCGAGCGCCATGAAGCGGCGAGCGATCTTTTTCAGATCGCGGTGGCAGACGGTCGCGAGTTCGCCGTTCGGGTCGATCCGATGCCAGTCCACGCGCATCCAGTCCTGCTCGCCGTAGACCCGGCCGTAGGCGGTGACGCATTGGAGCACGGTTTCGTGCGGCGCTCCCGACGCGTCGGCGACGTGCATCGCGTAGCCCGTCAGCTCGCCGGAAAGAGCCGCGACGGCGGGGAGGGGATCGGTCCCGTCGCCGACGCCGAGGACGTCGTTCAGGGCGTCGAGGACGTCGCCGTGCATGGACGGACCGTAGTCATGCCGGCACGTCGCCTGCGCATGCGTCTCGACGAGGAGGGGCCAGAGGGCGAGGATGTAGAAGGTCCGTTTGACCAGCCAGGACGGCTCGGCCGGCTCGGCGTGCGCCTCTTCGAGCGCCAGGCAGACATCGGGTCTGTCGGCGATACGCAGGAACTCTGCGGCGGCGAGGAGGCGGGACATGCGACGTTCTCGATATAGAAGTGGATAGGGTGCAGGCGCCCGCCGTTCGGCAGACGCCGGCAGTCAGTCGTCGCGCTCGGCCGGGCTCATCTGCGCGATCTCGGACCTCAGGTTCTCCGAGATCCACCTCGTCGTGATCGCCGTCTCGCCGGGCGGCACGGCGGGCAGCAGCGTCTCGAGGCGGACGCCGTCGCGCTCGACGTCGACGTCCATCAGCGTCTCGCCGAACGCGACGAAGGGCGCCTTGGCGACGAGGCGATATGGGCCGGCGTCGCACCAGCCGCCGAGAGGCAGCCGGGCTTCGGGGGAGGCGTCGAGGACGTCGAGGATGGCGAGCGTCGAGCGCATCAGACGTCGGCCGGAAGCGAGACGGCGGCGCCGACGGTGACGTTGATGCTGCCCTCGATGACGATCCTGCCGGCGGCGGCGAGACGCTCGAGGGCCTGAAACCCGTCCTCGACGTCGTCGAGGTGGACGTGCTGCTCCAGGATTTCGTTCGAGTTCACGCGCGGGCGCCCCTCGGACCGGAGGCGGGCGAGGGAGGCTAGGATCTCGGCGTCGATGTCGTCCTGCAGGGTCATGTGTGCGTCTCGCTGGAGTGGAAAGCGGAAAGGGCGGCCGAAGCCGCCCTCGATGATCAGGCCGCGTCGGACCAAGTGCCGTCGTGTTCGCGATCGTCCTCGGCCCAAGCGACGACGGACCGGTAGTCCTGGAAGTGCGCGACCGACACGAACATCCGCCCGTCTTCGATCTCGCGGCCGACGTGGATCTTGTGATCGCGGTCGGGATCGCGGCCGACGATGATCAGGTCCTCGTCCCGCGCCTTCAGCGCCTTCTCGGCGGCTTCTTCGGACACGTCGGCGTCGTCGATGACGTCCACCGCGAGCGCGGCGGCTGCGACGACGAACGGGTCCACGATCCAGTACTCGTGCTCGGGCAGCAGGTTCTTCTCCTCGAGATCCTTCAGCACGTCGTCGATGTCCGGCTGGGCGCCGCAGCCGTCGAGGTAGGCCTCGACGAACTGCTCGATCTCCGAGCGCAGCTCCAGCGCCCGCCGCATCTCGAGGACGTCCATCGTGTCGAGCGTGCCGTCGCGGAGCGGAGATGCCCAGTCGCGGTTGATGTTGCCGGAGAGTTCGACCGAGCCGGCGAGATTGCCGATCAGCCGCTGCAGCTCCCGTCCCTCGCGGTCGAGGAACTTGCCGGCTTCGCCGTCGGCGTCGGCCACGTCGTAGGCGTAGCGGTACTCGTGCTCGCCGTCGGACGTGACGATGTGCCCGCCTTCGCCGCTCCGGTGCGCGACGAGCAGGTCGTCGTAGTCGATGTCGGACAGGTAGACCTCGGGCGTCCGGACGTCGGCGCGGTCGAACTCGATGCCGGCCTTCGCGGCCACGGCGGCGATGGCGGCTTCGGTGTCGCCGTCGAGAGGAACGGCGGCCGAGATCAGCATACCGTTCAGAAGAGCGATCCGGTGGCGGGTGGTGATGTAACGGTCGGTCATGGGGGTGATCCTTGATGTGTGGGTTGATGCTGCCCCGGTCGGGGCGCGGCCGCCTTCCCGGCGGTGACCATGCGAAGGGGGCGGCTGGAGCCGCCCCGGGAGAACGTCAGTCGTAGTCGCGGTCGAGGTCGGCGCCGGCCATGCTGTCGCAGCGGCCCTCGAAGTCATCCTCGTCGCGGTCGTCGGCGTCCGTGAAGTGGATCTCATTCTGCAGCCCGAAGAGGCGGACCAGGGCGGTGTCGCGGGCGTTCTGGCCCTCCAGATCCTCGGCCAGAACCGACGGCACGAGGTGGACGCTGTAGCCGTCGTCGCCCGCTTCGAGGTCGGCAAGGTAGTAGCGGCGGGGCTCGGCGCCGTTCTGCCCGTCGATCTCCTTCGCGGCGTCGATGCCCGAGGTGCCGGGCTTGGCGACGTGCCAGACCCAGCCGCTGGCGTTGTCGACCAGGACGGTGCTGGCCTCGCCGCGGGCCGCGGCATTCTCGGCCGCGTGCTCGATGACGAGATCGGCCTCGGACCGGGCGCGCTCCTCCGTCAGCTCCGGCAGCGGGCCGTCGCGGTCCATGGTGTGCGAGAACACCACGCGGCCGAGGTCGTCGAGGAAGGCGAGGACGGTGCGGTAGCCGTCGAGGTACTCCGCGACCTCGACGCTGTAGACGACGTCGCGGTCGACGCTGGCGTGGGCGAGGGTGGCGCCCTCGACGCCGACCTGCTCGCCGGCGGAGTCGAACAGGAAGGAGAAGGAGGCGGGGCAGGCGGCGAGGGAAGCGTTGGCGGTCATTGTCTGACGATCCTGTCGTTTGCCCTGCGACTGATGCGGGCGGGTTGGTGTCGTACCGGTTAGCGAGGTCGTCTTCGCGACCTTCACCGACACAATTACACCTCCGGCCACACGACGCAATACCAGATAACGACAGATACGATGCTTTTGTAAAAAATTCGGACGGGCGTCGGCCGAGTCAGTCCAGGGCGGCGATCTGCTCGGCTGCCTCGGAGCCCTTCTGCGTGATGAAATACATGCCGTACGCGGTGGCGCGCTTCTCGGCGTAGCCGCCGGCGCAGAGGGCCTGGAGGCGCGAATAGGCCGCCTGCCGGGTCAAGCCCATGGCCTCCTTCACCTCCCCGAGCGAGCCCTTCCCGCCGATCTGATGCAGCGAGACGAGGGTGCGGGCACGTTCAAGATTGAGGCCCGCGTAGCCGTCAAGGACGGATTTCATGCTGAATGCCGAGCGCCCGAAGATCCGCGAGGTGGCGATCGAGATATGCTCCGATCGGGCAATGCTCGGACGCTCTTCCTTCGTCGCCTCGTATGCGGTCAGAAATTCTCCGAACAGGAGCTCCATGAGCTCAGTGACGCGAGGATTGATCTGCGTCGTCTGCGGAGGCAGGGCCGTCGGGCGCTTGCGTGGGGCGGGCTTGTCCATGCGATTCGTCTCCGGTGAGCTTGTATACCGAAGGGTTACATGGGCCGCGACGAAATGTAAATGGGTGGATGACGCCGTCGCGAGAGACGGGCACGGCATCCGCGACGTGGACTGGCGTGATGGTAAAGAAGGCCAGGCGGGGATGGTGGAGATAAGTGATTCCGTCGGCCGCGTAACGGTACCGCGTATGAAGAAGTAACGGGGGTGCTACCGGTATAGGGCCGCGTTTTCCGCCACCTCACGACGCGCCAGGCTGTACGACAGGCGCCCATCCCTGAGGCTGCGAAGGCGCAGACCGATCAGTCGCTCGGCCTTCCGCTTGTCGTAGCCCGCATCGACGAGCGCGGTCACGACGTCGCCGACGACGCGGGGCAGGTGCTGGACGGGGCAGGTGCGCAGGTAGGATTCGACGAGGAGGCGGTCGACCTCGCGCATGGCCGGCCGATCGGCGTTCGCGGCGCGCCAGTCGGCCGTCGCCTGCCGGGCACGCTCGCGACGGGCATTCTCTTGTGCAGCGATTTCGCGGGCCGTTGACAATTCCTTAGCCTTTCCGTGTTCTCTTCGCCTCAAGCCGGTCTCGGACCGCACCTGGATGGAGACGCTCCATGAACGCTCACAATTTCTGCCGCGGTTTCGAAGGCGCCATCTTCTCGATGGTCTCGGCCTCGATGGCCGCCCGTCAGACCGACACCGGCGGCCAGGAAGCCGTCGACCTCCTGACCTCCGCTCTCCGTCGCGAACGCCGCGAGACGGCCGCACTGCGCGCCCGCCTGGCCGAGCTCGAGACCGACCTCGTGTTCGCCCGCGAGACGATCAACGGGCTGCTCTAGCACGAGCTTCCTTCCTCAACTGCATCAGCACGGCCGCGCCGCGGTCGTTCGCAGCGGCGTTCGCTTGGGCACGGGCGGGCGCCGCCGGCGTTTCCGGCTCGTCGTCGAAGTTGGTGACCAAGCTCATCGGCAAGGTCTTCGTGCCGTTCAGATGCGCGTCCAGCTTCCGCAGGTCCGCGTTCGCGACGATGCCGAGCTGCAGCTGCGACAAGCTGCCCAACCAGGCGATCTTCCTCGCGTCGCCGGCGAAGGCGGGGTCGAGGTACCGCTTCGAGATCGTCGAGCTCTTCATCAGCTCCCGTGCCGCGTTCTGCACGCGGACCGCCTCGCGGCCTTCCGTCAGGGCGCGGGCCTGACGCGTCTCGGCCGACGTCGCCGTCGGCGCCTCCTCGTCGAGGACGTCCATCGCCTGGTCGGCGAGGGGGCGGGGACGCCAGATGATCTGACGGATGCCGTCTACGACGATCTCGATCGGCATCAATGCGATGGCGGCCAGCTTACGCAGTATGGCGCGGACGGCATTTCCGATGCTGCTCATTTCCCTGTCTCCGTTGGGTTTCCACGCGACAGAGGTGGCATACGGCGTAGAAAGTTTTCAGCGCGATCGAATCGAACTCGCCGACGGCAGGTCGCCGGAGAGTTACCGCGACGCGCCAACGAGTTATCCACAGCCCTGATCCTTGACGGCCGAACTTTAGTCCTTGGCGCGGATCCTTGAGCGCGATCTCCAATCCTTCCGGCCAATCCTTTGAAGTCAATTGGAACAATGGGTTAGCGTCTAGGTTACGTCGACTCGACTCCGCCCGGCGGGTTGCCGCAGGTTCCCACCACGACCGGCGCCGATGGGGTGCCGGCAGTGTCAGGATCTGCCCATGCGCTTCGCCCGTTCCGTCTCCGTCGCCGCCGTCCGCGCCGCCGTCCGCGATCTCGACCGGCCCGATCCCGCCTTGCACGCGGACGCCGAGGAGGGGGTCCGGGAGACGGCCGCCGCATTCGCCAAGAACGGCGAGCCCGGCCTGACCTACCTCGAGTCCTACGTGACGGCCGCCTTCGCCGACGCCGAGGCATCGCTCTACGGCGAGGAGGTCGAGGGGGGCGTGCGCGTCGTCGTCGAGGCGGAGGACGCGGCCGTGTCGGTCGGCGTCCTCCGCGACGTCAGGGAGCTCCAGATCGCGAGGATGTTCCTCGACATCGGTGCCGCGTCGGCCCTCGTCCACGCCGCTTGAGAATCGCGGGTACGGGCCGTAGGATGCCGGTCATTGGTGGTCCGCGCTTCGGCGTTGGGTTGTCGATACTGGAAACTCAGGCCGCTCCGGAAACGGGTGCGGCCTTTTTTCGTGGGGGATCCGGGATGAATGGCTACGCGACCTGCTGGTCGGTGAAGGTCGGCGTCGGCGCCCGCCCGCCGGCCGAGGTCGGACCCGAAGTCCCGCTGACCCTGCGCGAGGCCGCGGTGCTGCCCGAACTCGGCGGTCGCTTCTCCGCGAAGCAGCTGCGCACGGCAATTGGCAGCGGCGCGCTCGCGGCCGAGGACCACGGCGGCACGCTCTACGTGACGCGTGCTGGCCTCAGAGATTGGCGTGAAGCTTCAAGGGTGAAGCCTGTCCGCCACGTCCGCGAAACCGATGCGGACACGCAGACGGCGCTCCTCGCGGCCAGGGAAAGCGTCCGTCGCCTGCGCGGGAGTTAACCATCCCGTCAACCAGGTCTAGTGCGACCGACCTGCGACCCCTACCGTGCGCTGACCGGCACAGGCCGGACACTGTTGGCTACGGGCCTGGGAGACGACATGAACACAGCGCAACCGCCGCATTTGTGGCTTGAACCCGCACGTCGGGATAAGACGGGCAAGCTCACCCACAATGCGAAGTGGGTCATCATAGACGCGGGGAAGAAGAAGAGCACCGGCTGCAAAGCCCAGGATCATGCCGGCGCCGCGAGGGCTCTCGAACGGTATCTGGCCGAAAAGCATGCCGACAAGCCGTTGGCGAAAAGTCGTCCGGCGGCGGCAGTTCGGATCGCCGACGTCCTCCGGCACTACCTCGACGTCCGCGGCGAGAAGGTCGCGAGGCCGACGCACCTAGCGTTGCGGGTAGACCATCTTCTCGACTTCTGGGGCGATATGACTCTCGACGATGTCGACTCGAAGGCGTGCGCTCGCTACGTCCGTAGCCGGCAACCCTACGAAGGCGCGTCCCGCCGCGAACTGGAGGACCTCCGGGCGGCGATCGGGCTGGCGAAGCGTGACAATTTGTGCCGGGAAGAAGTCCTCGTCACGCTGCCAAAGAAGCCGAAGCCACGGACGGACTGGTTGGAACGCGACGTCGCCGCGCGGCTCATCTGGCACGCGTACCGGAAGCGCGAGCGCCAGGTCATCAGCCGCGGCCGCCGCAAGGGCGAGATCGTCGAGACGAGGAAGCGGCCGACCAGGCACATCGCTCGGTTCATCCTCTTCGGTCTCTACACCGGCACCCGGTCCCGCCGAATCTGGTCGGCCAGCTTCGAGAAGCGGGCCGACCACCCGTGGATCGATGTCGAGAACGGGATCTTCTACCGCGAAGCGCCGGGCGAGACCGCATCCGAGACGAAGCGGGCGCCGTCGATCCGCATCCCGAAGCGGCTTCTGGCGCACCTCGTCCGCTGGAAGAGCGGAGGCCACGATCCAAAGCAGGCGACGACCTTCCTTTGCGAGTACCATCGCGGAAAGCCCGGCGACCCGAAGAAGGCCTTCGCCCGTCTCGTGAAGGACGTCCTCGACGGAGACGTGAAGAGTGGCATCGTCCGGCATTCCCTCCGGCATACCGCCGCGACTTGGCTTCTCCAAGACGAGCAGGATCCGCACCGCGTCGCGGGCTACCTCGGCATGCGGACCGACACGCTGATCAGTGTCTACGGACACCATCATCCGGACTACCAGGACGAGATCGGCGAGTCGTTTTCGCGGGGTCGCGCAGGTCGGAAAAAGAAGGCTGCATAG